TAACGGTTATATATGTAAATACTTTGTAAACACCAATAAAACTAATACTTAAGATATGGATTCAGGAAAATGGTTAGAAAGATTTTCCTTAGATTGTAATATGAAATATACAAATTCAGCGCAAACTAGGAATAATTATAAGTCGTGTGTTGCAGTATTTTTAAACAGGTTTCAGAATTACGAACAGCCAAAAGCGATACCCACAGAAGTTATTGCAAAATACCTGTTGGAGTTCAAGACCATCAACACAAGAAAAGCCAATTTGTGCGCTATAAAAGCATTTTACAGGCTTACAGTTCGAATGCCAAATAAAATAGATAGAATCCCTTTCCCCCAAAAAGAGAGTAGACTACCAATCATCATAGACCAAAGTGATGTTCAAAAACTGTTCGATGTTTGCGAGAATCTTAAACACAGGTGTATAATGGCAGTTCTTTACGGCACAGGTATTAGAATTGCCGAATTAATAGGTATTCAATTATCTGACATAAAAAGAGTTGATGGATGCATTAGAATTATTGGTAAAGGAAATAAAGAACGATATGTACCACTTAATGATAATTTGCTAAAACTAATTGAAAATTATTATAGAGAATACAGACCAAAAAAGTGGCTGTTTGAAAATGATTTAACTTTTAGGCAATATAGTGCAGGAAGTGTCAGGCAGTTCTTAAAGAAATTTAAGATTGAAGCTAATGTGCAATCTGTTGTGTCTCCTCATAAGTTTAGGCACTCTCACGCTACAGCTTTATTAGAACAAGGGGTTGATTTAAGAACTATACAGAAGGAATTGGGGCATAATTCAATAAAGACAACTCAGTGTTATTTACACGTTAGTAATGCACATATTTCAAGAATACAGTCTCCTTTAAATAATATAAAATTATGAAAAAATCTTCTGTTTTATTTTGTTTTGCCAAAAATAATTAGTAACTTTGTAGAATAAAATAAATAATTATGGAAGAATACATAAAAGAGTTTGAAATATTAGAAGGTATTCCTTATGATAAATCTGATGAAAAAGCTTTAGCAAAATTTGAAAGATACGTTGAAAGACAGGAAAAAGAAAGACAAGAAGATTTTAATAACAAAAGTAATTGGGAGTTTGAAAGAAGCTCTGGTTACGCGGGGTATAAAAATGTAATGACAGGTGATTGGATTTATGAATCTGTTTATTTAGAACTTTTCGCGGAAAAAGATAAAACAGAAAAACTTTATACAGAAGAAGAAGTCAGAGGAATACTAATTAAATTTCATAATGAGTTTCCTGATAGATGGGATATAGATAAATGGTTTAATAAAATTAAAAAATAAATAGGTTTATAATATAATAATTATTATCTTTACAAAAAATAAACATTATGACAACAGAAGAAAGTGTTTTACTTAGTAAGTATGAAAAAATAAAAGGGTACTCAACTGAAAAGTTTGATGGAGATGATTGGAGAGAGTTTGATAGATTTGAGGAAGGATATAAATTAGCAAGAATAGAGATGGAAGCTTTATACACAGGCAAAGAGTTATTTAATGCAACATTAGAAGCTATGAATTTAGGAATGGTATTAAGAGGACACCAATTAAGTGGTTATTCTGATGAATCAGGAAACGATGTACATAGAGAATGGTTTGATAACTTAATAATATTGTAATTATGAAAATAGAAGAGTTTAAAGATGGATATTGCATAACGCATAAAGACAAAGACTATTTGTTTAGAGGGAAATCAAACAACACAGTTGTAGAAGTATCTAAAAAAGTACAAAAGTTGTTGCTAAAAGATATGGAGGAATTAAAGAGACAGGTATTGAGTGATAACTTTTTAGGTTAATATTATGAAATTAGAAAAACCTATTATATACTTCGATATAGAATCAACAGGAGTAGAAACAGAATCAGCAAGAATTGTAGAGTTAGCTTGTATTAAATACAATCCTAATGGCACACAAGAAGAAAAAACTATTAAAGTAAATCCAACCATTCCAATTCCACTAGAAGCAAGTGAAGTTCACGGAATTACAGATGAAATGGTTAAAGACTTACCAACTTTTAAACAGTATGCTCAAGCTATTAGAAATTGGTTTGATGGTTGTGATTTAGCTGGCTTTAATTCAGATAATTATGATGTTCCCCTTTTGTCCGCCGAATTTGAAAGAGCAGGTTTGGAAGGAATTAATTGGAGTCCTAATTTATTAGATGTAATTAAACTTTACCGTTTATTGTATCCAAATACCTTATCGGAGGTTTATAAAAGACTGACTGGAAAAGAATTAGAAGGTGCTCACTCGGCAATACACGACATAAATGCCACTAAAGAAATTGCAGACTTACTAATTCCAAGACTAAAAGAAACAACAGAGGATGCTTTAGAAACTGTCGGGGCTATTGATAGTTTTATGCAAGGCAATAAGAAACGGTTTGATTTAGCAGGAAAAATGTATACTGATATAGATGGTGTTGTAAAGTGGAATTTCTCTAAAAACAAAGATAAAGCTGTATTAGCTGATGCAGGTTTTGTAAATTGGTTTAATCAGCAAGGTTTTCCGCAAGAAAGTAAAAACAAAATAAAAGAATTACAAAATAACAATAAAAAAGAAAGCTAAATGGGAAATATTTATTGGAAGTTGCAATCAATTAATCAAACAGATGAATTAGAAATAGAATCTAAGGAGTATGATTTGTACAGAGAACACTTTAAGAAAAACTACGAGACAAGAGAGCTAATGACAATACAAGAAACTGTTGAACATTACAGATTAAACGCTTGGAAAAATCCGTTATTCTCACGCATATTTTCTTTAACTGTTGCTATTGTAGAGGATAATATAGTTAAGGTTATTTATTACACGGGGAATGAAAAGGACTTAATTCAGACATTTTTAAATACCCTTAAAAAAGACCGTTTCAAAGATTATATCGTAACTCATTTTGGTGCGGAATATATTCTACCTTATTTAGGTACTAGGATTGATAAAAATGGTATTAGAACTACAATGCCCGTGGGATTGAATTACAAAGGGTTGCGCCCTTGGAACTTACAAGGATTTTGTGTAAGAGACTATTATTCTGGAGCGGGAAATTACAAAAACAACTTAAAAGAGATTGCTTGGATTTATGGACTAGAAACAAATTTTATTGAATCTGTAGATGAATTTACTTACTATAAAGCAGGAAAATTAGAAGAGTTGAAAAATTCAGCAGTTGATGAGATTTATACTTTAGTAAATGTTCATAGATTAATTGTAGGAGAAGCTGTAGTTGAAGATTTTACTTGTAATGAATTATATGTAGAAGCTGTTGAAGAAGTTAAACCTGTTAATTTTTTAGCTTTATTGTGGGAGTCCCAAGCTATGACTTTAGAAGTTCGCGCGGGATTAGAAAAACAACTAAAGAAAAAGAAACTAACTAAGCGAGATAGAGAAATTGTTAGAGAAATCATTTTAGGAGTTTATTGTCAAAATGATTTTATAAATAACGCTCAGGACTCAAAAGCAACAATAGAGAAAAAAACAAAAGAAGTAGATAACTTTCTAGCAACAATATAATGGCAAAAACAAAAATAGACTTACCTTCAAGGCTGAATAAAGATTGTTGGTTTTACGAAAATAATAAAGAGCTTATAGAGCCTCATTTAGGAAAGTTTTATATTTCATATTCAACAGTCTCTTCTTGGGAAGATTATAGAACAGATTTTATCAAACAGAAATTAGCAGGAATTAAATTACCTGACTCTATTTATGGCAGTTTTGGCTCTTGGGTGGGTACTAGCGTGGAACACGGAGAAATTCAGCCTAATAATTACGGCTTTACTGGTGGGGAAAATATCAGTTTAATTGAGAGAAAAGAAGGTGATAAATATGAGAGAATGATTCTTATAGATATGGGAGAATACGTCATAATTGGTTTTATAGATATTATGCGAGAACTTTCTCCTCTTTTAGCAGACGTTGCCGATATTAAAACTGGCGGGGCAGGGAAAGAGTCAGAATATAAAAAAGAAAGTTATATACAACTTATTTTATATGCTTATGCTTTAGTATTGGAAGGTTACACTATAAATAATATGGGAGTTTGGTTTTGTAGAAGAACAGGTTCACACATTAAACCTCCACTTAACTTATCAACAGAACAATTTTATATCCCTTTAGATTATACTGAGGAGAGAGTTAAATATGCCTTAGATAAAGTGAATAGGGTGGTGAGCGAGATTAGTGAGTACTTCACTTGTTTTGAAAAGTACTTCGGCGCAAAAAAAGTTTAAAAATAAACAGAAAAACACTTGGTGGTTACATTTAAAATGACTCTCTTTGTAGAGAATTAAAGAATCTGTTTTTAACTTTTTTCGCGGCAAAAATAAACTAAAATAAATAAAAAATGGACACAGAAAAATTACTAGAATTAATGCACGACTATTTAAATCAATATGGAGAAATGGACAGTTTCTTACAATATTGTGAAGATGATTGTGATTTGGACAAAGACGAAGTAGAAGAAGCTATTGAGCAACACTTTTACGGCGCATAAATTATTGAAAGCTCGACTCACAACTTTAGTAAAATATTGCTTGTGAGAGCTACCGAAATTGACAAGTGACAGCACCCGCTGTAAACCTCTTTATATTGGGCAACCAATGGAGTAAGTGTTAGCTCCTTATTCTCACAAGGGATTGCAATTATCTATGGCTATAGAGAGGTTATTTTATACAACTTAATTTAAAAAGCTTCCGACGGCGTTATTATTAAGTTTTTCAAAACAGTTTCGCGATATCTGTAAAAATCGCCTTTATGGGGGTATAGCTGTTGAGGTCGCTCCAAAAGCAGTGAGTGGTGATATTGTGATGGTCAATCGTAAAATTCCAAGGTGTACAACAAGTGAAAGTTGGTTGGAGTAAGTGACATATCATAGGGGAGTTCGATTCTCTCTACTTCCACGAATTCCGAATAAATTGGACAATAAAGTTACTGAGAAGTATGCGGATGTTCAGACACTCGAAGCGTTTCAGACTCGTGCTAATAGGTAAGCTATTATTTTAAAGATTCAGAGGGTTGGTGTATAGAGCATACTGTTTCTTTATTTAAAAACTTTAAAACAAAAACTATGACAACAACAGATTTCTTATTTAGCTTTACATTTGTATTCGGAGTAATATATTTACTATCACATACACCTCTATTCACTAAGTCTTTAGAAACTTTTACAGAGGCATTTACTATTAAAACACCAATAATTTTACAGTTGGTGGGTATGTGGGGATTTTACAGCTCTTTATTCTACCAAGCCTTTTTCTGGGCGAAATTTTTTAACATTTTAAAATAATGAAAAGAACTAAAATAGAAAAATGGATTGTTTCAAAAGACCATTCAAAACATTCTAATTTAATATTTGGATTAACAGTTACTTGTGTTTGTATTATTGTAGTAGCTGTGTTTAGTTATATTAAGCTGTCTTTATAACTTTTTTGAGGCGAAAATGAAAAAATACAACAAAATAAACAAAGAACAGATATTAACTCTCTTCAACACTAAAGAAACAATAAACAGAAAAGATATAACTGATAAATACGGTTGTTCAGTTTATTCAGTACGTAGAGAAATAGAAGATTTAGTTGATGATGGAAAAATAAGACTTACTAATTATGGATATAGGCTAAAGTGATTTAGTAAGGTATTTGTGTACGTTGTATTAAAGCTGTATATTTGCCTTAGAAATGGAAAATTCTGTTTCTTTTTATTGCGGAAATTTGATTTTAACTCTCACCTCTAAAATCGTAAGATAATAAGGCTAATTCCTTAGAAAACGAACGGATACAAGATGTGTGAGAGCTCTTTATCCGTTTTTGCATTTCTAGGGAATTTTTTATGCTACAATACACAAACATTAATTCAAGACTTTACGCCGACTTATTTGAGCTCGGAGGAGACAACTTGATTGCTGTTTATAGTAAGTTGAAGTATGCTAAAAGTTCCGCAATAAAAATATACAAAGAAGATAACAGAAGTATTTATCACACTTTAAAATCAAAAACTAATCTGTCTGTAACAACATTAAGAAAATATATTAAAATCTTAATGAAAGAACGGTTATGTAAGTTTGACAAAAAAGGTAATTTCTGTTTAACAGGCACAAATAAAATAAACAAATTATATAAGAGAGGAAGAGTAAAAACCGTTCCAATAGAGATTGGCACTTACAAAGAAACAAAATTATTCAGTTTTAGAGTGAGAGTTATGAAAATGGAGCAAAATCAGAAGAATCGGATTGATAGACGCTATGAGCAAAATAAGATAATTGAGAAAATGGCTAAAGGCTATAATTTATCTCCGCAACAATTCAAGTTTAGAAGGGCTTGGAGAGATACAGATAAGGATTACGCCAAAGACCAAAAAACATTCAATGCTAATACTATATTGTCAAATCAAGGATTCTCTAAATTAAAATTCGGCGAAACAAAAAGCAAGAGTTCAGGAAATTATTGGAAAAATAAACTTGTAACTGCGGGAATAATTAAAGTTAAAAGACAGTTTGAATTCTTAAAAAGATGTTCACAAAAAGAATATTTAAGTTTAAGATATGCAGGAGACAACACTTTAGTATTTAAAAACGGCAAACTATATAGAGAATTAATTTCAAAGTTCACAACAACCGAATTTAATAAGCCAAAAGAGGAGTTAAAAGAGTTAAAGCATTTAGACTTTGATTTCTGTTTCTATCTATCTAAGCAATAAGATACTCTCAATAGTTGGTACAGATTAAAATATCTAAAGGTAATTTGGATAAAATTGTTGTATATACACGCCAAAAATAAAATGAATAAAGAAGATTATAATGAGGCTTTAAAATCTCCTCAATGGATAAGTAAGACAAAGGTAATAAAAGAAAGAGATAACTATAAATGTACTAAGTGTCCTTGTAAGGATAATTTAGAAGTACATCACACATATTATTTAAAAGACAGAATGCCTTGGGATGTGCCCGACGATTGTTTAGTAACGCTTTGCAGAACTTGTCATCAAAAAGAGCACGATAAGAAACCTATTGGTTCTTTTTTCAGACAAAAGCCTCCTAAAGAAAAATCAAAAAATAATAAAACTTTAGAGAAGGTAAAGAAACTACATAAATATGAATTTATAGCAATTGAATCTGAAACTCTTCAAGAAGTTTACTCAAAACCTTTCAACGCTAAGAAATTAACTAAGTTGGCTAAGTCAGTACACGGCATTATTAAAGGGTTTGATGATAAAAAGTCTGCGGAACTTTGGATAAGAAGAAGAATCCAACGTAAAAAGCTTAGGTCAAAAGGTAAATAAATATCTGGCGGAAAGAAACAGATAAAGTAATAAGAGAAACGGAAGAAATTTATAGTTTAATTAGTGGTGGAAGCTATGTAAAAAAAGATAAAAAACAGTTATTTAGAACGAATATAAATTACAAAAATAATAACCAATTGCCTTGTTTAATTTGAAAATTAGCCGTATATTTGTAGAAGAAATTTAAAAACAAACATTATGAAGTTGCTTTGCATAAATAACAAAACCATAAAAACAAACAATATCAGCCATGCAGGTGGTGGACTGAAAGAAGGTGAAGTCTATATAACCAGAGGGAAATCTTTTATAGGAGAAGGAGGTGAAGTATGTTACTACATTGAAGGACTTGGCTCTAAACTTTGTTGCCGTTTTACAGAGTTATTAGATGAGAAAGCTGAAGCAGAGCTCGCAATAGAAAAATTAAAAGAAGAATTTCAATTAAATTAAGATACTATGAAAACAGCAATACAGGAAATTATAGAACGTGCAAATTTAGGAATTCAAACGCACGAAAGTGAATTAAGCAACTCTGACAGTTCTAACATAGAAAGAAACAGACACACTTATTTACTCAATGTGTGCAAAATGTTTCACGGATTAGCATCTGAGTTACTAGAAAAAGAAAAACAGCAAATTATTGATGCTTATCGAGAAGGTACTTATTACAACACTATTGGAAATAAAGATTTTGAATCAGAAGAGGAATATTATAATGAAACTTATAAAAACAAATAAATATGAATAAAGCGTTTAAAAATAATAAAGTAATAGTATTAGATGAGAAATACACTCTAACACCAGATTCAGATAATGGGGTAATTCTAACATTCTCAGAAACTCGTCAGCGAGAAAAAACAGAAGTTAGGGACGGCAAAAAAGTTAAAACAGGAGAGACAGAAGACTATATCTTTGAAGATAGGTGGTATCATCCAAGAATTGCTCAGTCATTAAAAGAGTACGTAAATCAATCTCTAAACAGTTCAAAAACTCTTAAAGAAATTATAGAGAAAGAAGATAAGATATTTAATTTGATTAGTGAATTAGATAGGAGCTTTAAACAATTTTAAATAATAATTAATTTGCACACTAATAAAAATAGTTGTAAATTTGCAAAACATAACCTCCTACAGACGGGAGGTTTTTCTATCTTAAATAATTAAAAAATGAACAGAGTCTACAAAGCCATAAAAGGCAAAACAGTAAAATTCGGAACGTATTCAGGAATAATTTGCGGGTACGGAGATGCCACGTTTATTGCCGCCACAGAAGATAAACCACCATATTCCTTTAGAAAACTAGACAAAGGAACAACAATTGAAGAAGAATATAAGGACAGCAAATATCGATACTTTTACGTAAATGAATCAGACTTACCAGCAAATAAGCGAAAAATATAATATAAGCTACTCTAAGCTAACAGATAGAGTAAGATTTCTTGGCATAAAAGGGCGATTCAAAAATAAAAAAATGACGTTCAATAAAATTCAAGTGGAAGAAATAGTAAATTTTACAACGGCAGGTTCTGCAAGAATAGCTTACAATAGAAATCACCCTAAGAAATTTAAAATAATAGAGTTTTATCAGAAAGGAAGAAGTGCAAGAAAAGTAGCAGAGTTTCTAAATATAGATAGAAAATTTGTCTACTCTACAATCAGGGAGTATAATGAAACGGACTGCATAGTTGTCGCCTCAAAAATGAATAACAATCAAAACTAAATAATGTACACAAAATTAACACAGAAACAAACCCAAACAAAAGTAAATTTTATTAAAAACTACATATCTTCCCACAATGCTTCCAGTGGGTCGTTATTTGATTCAAACGCCAATGTATCAAATAAAAATGTTGCAACTTTGGAGGCAGAATTAAACAAAGATATTAATATTCAAGTTAATAGGTTATTGATATCAGAAAAAATTAAAGATTTATTTGGCGAAGAGTTATCTTTAGAGTATGTCAGACAGATAGAAGCTCACGAAATTTATATTAACGATGAAACTTCACTAAAACCTTATTGTGTTAGTGTGACAATGTATCCGCTCTTATTTGACGGGTTAGTTAAGTTAGGTGGCGAAAGTAAAGCTCCTAAACATCTTGCAAGCTTCTGCGGAACGTTTGTAAATTTTTTGTTTTCAGTATCTTCTCAATTTGCAGGAGCAGTCGCAACAGTTGAGTTTTTGATGTATTTTGATTATTTCGCAAAAAAGGATTATGGAGAAAACTACTTGGAAACACACACAGAGATAATTAAAAACGAGTTACAGCACGTAATTTACGCTATTAATCAACCCGCAGCAGCAAGGGGGTATCAGAGTTGTTTTTGGAATATATCTCTTTATGATAAGTATTATTTTGAGTCTCTATTTGAAGCATTTATCTTTCCTGATAACAGTTCCCCAAAATACGAAAATGTAAGTAAATTACAGAAATTCTTTATGAAATGGTTTAATAAAGAAAGAGAAAAAGCAGTGCTAACTTTTCCTGTAATTACAGCCGCAACTTTAACAAAAGATAATCAAGTTTATGATAAAGATTTTGAAGATTTTTGTGCGGAGGAATTAAGTGAAGGAAATTCGTTCTTCATTTATCAATCTGATAATGCAGATACTTTGAGTTCTTGTTGCTTTGATGGGGAAGAACATTGTTTGATTAAAACCTCTAATAACGGAGTGGAATTTACCACATTTAAGGAGATTGCAACTAGGAAGCACGATAATAAAAAGAATTTAACAATATACCACGATGGTTCTTGGTGTGCTGGAAAATCTATTATTGTAAATAGAGGTGATAAACAAATGTTCCAGATAACTACAAGTAACAAGAAATCTATAAAAGTTACAGCAGACCACCTATTCCCAACATTATTGGGAGATAAAAGAGTTGATGAACTAACTACAGAAGACTATTTATTATTTAACAGTTCTGTGCTAGACACCTTTCCAGAAAAAGACGAAAAACTTTCCTATAAACAAGGAGTATTGATTGGGGCATATTTAGGAGATGGGTCAAGATATAAAAAGGAGGGGTCTGAGTCTTACGAAACCACACTAAGTTTAAATAGTGATAAAGTAGATACTCTAAGTAAAATCTTAGATAAAAATATTTGGAATATATATCCATCAAAAAATAATACAGTATTTGCTAAGACATCTAATAAAGAAGTATATCATTTTATTTCACGATGGGTTGAAGGAAGATATGCGCACGTAAAAAGATTAAATATGGATTGTTTATTACAGTCACAAGAGTTTAGACAAGGTATTTTAGATGGATACTATATTACAGATGGAGGTAATTCAAATAGGATTTATACAACTTCCACTGGGATGAAAGTAGATTTGGAAATTCTGTGCAATTCGTTAGGATATATTACTATATGTGATGTTGATGATAGAACAGAAGATATTAGACAATTTAGAGATGAAAAACCTTTTAGCCCTAATTATGCAGTACAATGTATTAGATGGTATAATCCTAAAAATAAAAGGTCTATGGGTAATGTATTTATAAAACGTAATGGCAACTTATATTTTAAAGTTAATGAAGTAGCTTTATTAAAAGATTATAATGAGGATGTAGTTTATTGTTTTGAGATGAAAGATAAAGAAGAGCCTTATTTTACTCTACCTAATGGTATGATAACTCATAATTGTAGGCTTCAGTCAAAAGTTGCAGACAATACTTTCAGTTATTCTCTAGGTGCAGGAGGAGTTTCAACAGGCTCTATCAATGTAATTACTCTTAATATGAATAGAATTATTCAGCAAGGAATTAATCTTTCAGATACTATAGATAAAGTACATAAGTATCAGATTGCTTATAGAAGCCTTATGACCGACTATAAAGAAGCAGGAATGTTGCCAGTATATGATGCAGGATTTATTTCTTTAGACAAACAGTTTTTGACTATCGGTATTAATGGGATGGTAGAGGCTGCTGAATATTTAGGAATTGAGATTTCGGATAATGACCAATACAGAGAATTTATCAACAGTAATTTAAAGATTATTTACGATAAAAATAAGAAGATTAAAGAGGAATATGGATTTATGTTTAATACTGAATTTGTTCCTGCCGAAAATCTTGGAGTTAAAAATGCAGGATGGGATAGAAAAGACGGTTTAGTAGTAAACAGAGACTGTTACAACTCTTATTTCTATGCTGTGGAGAATTCTTCCAATAATGTTTTAGATAAGTTTAGAATGCACGGAAATGAATATGTGAAGTATTTGGACGGGGGAAGTGCTTATCATTGTAACTTAGAAGAATATCCTACGAAAGAAGGGTTTAAGAAGCTTTTGAATGTTGCGGCAAGTACAGGCTGTAATTATTTTTGTTTTAATGTAAAAGTTACCGTTTGTAATGACTGTGATTATATCAACAAACATACAAAAAGTAATTGTACAAAATGCGGAAGTGATAATGTTGATTATGCTACAAGAATCATTGGCTATTTGAAAAAAGTAACAGATTATTCAAAAGACCGCCAAAAAGAGGAAAAACAAAGGTACTATGCTGAAGTTTAGTTCCTATGATATTGTAATGCAAGAGATACCTAATGAAGTGTCTCTTGTGTTTTCAATTGTAGGGTGTAAGTTAGCTTGTAAAGGGTGTCACTCTAGTTATTTATGGGATGAAAATAGTGGAGAGGAGTTAACTGATAAAGTTTTTACTGATTTACTTAATAAATACAACGGTTTGATTTCTTGTGTTTTATTTATGGGAGGCGAATGGGAGGAGAATTTAATCTCAAAGCTCAAAATAGCCAAGTCTTTAGGATTAAAAACAGCTTTGTACACAGGATTGCCGCGAAAAAAAGTAAATACAAAAATAATAGAACAGTTAAATTTTCTGAAAACAGGACGATGGGTAGAAAAATTAGGAGGTTTATCAAGCGAAACAACAAATCAAAAACTGATAAATTTACAAACAGGAGAAATATTAAATAAGCACTTTATTTAGAATGAAAATAAATAGAAGCCTTGAAGTAAAATTTAAGGCTTTTTAGCAAGAAACCCCCTTCGCTTGAGTCTTTAGGGTAGGGGATGAATTAATTTTCATTACAAATAATATAAGTTATTTGGAAAATTAAAATAAATGTGGTACTTTTGTAGAATAAAAATATAACTAATGGAAAAAAGAGAAAAAATAATACCTGTAAGAGTTTCTTTAGAAGAAGAAAAAGTATTAATTGAAAAAGCAAATAAAATAGGTTTAAAACTATCTACATATCTAAGACTTGCATCTTTAGAAAAACAATAAATGATAAAAACATATACATACAAGTTAAAGCCAAATAAAGTTGTTCAAAGTAAGTTTGAGCAGTGGATTGGAATTACTACCTATGTATATAATTTAGCAAAAGAGACAAAAGAGCAGGCATACAAGAAAGGGTTAAAATTAAGTGCTTTTGACTTGAATAAGCAAATGGCAGAATGCAAAAAAGATTTTCCTTTTCTAAAAGAAGTGGGAAGTCAAACTTTACAAGGGGCTATTTTTCAAATGGATGATGCTTTTCAGAAATTCTTCAAAGGTGCAGGCTATCCAAAATGGTTGAAAAGAAAAAATAATAGGTCTGTTTCTTTTACAGCGCAAGGAATAAAACTCACACACAATGGCTTTAAATTAGCTTCTTTTGGAGTTGTCAAAGTTTTTAATTTTAAAGTTCCAAAAGGTGTCTTAAAATCCAGCAGATTAGTTCGAGAAGCAGATGGCATTTATCTAAAAATCGTTGTTCAAGAAGAAAATAACACAATCGTTGAGAACCAAAATGAATGTGGAATTGATAAATGTAATTAAGGTAAATTCTGCTTATACTTCACAGGAATGTTCAAAATGTGGACACACTTGCAAAGAAAATAGAAAAACACAAAGTTTGTTTGAATGTATTAAATGTGGTTACACAGAAAATGCAGCATATAATATATTGCAGAGAGGGCAATCTCTGCTAGAAGCTAAAGTAGTACATTAGTACAAGCTTTTTCTAAGAATCCTCTCTGATTCATCAAGGGGAGTTGTCAATTTGTATCTTTGTAGGAGAAATAAAAATTTAAAAAATAGCAAAATGAATAGCCAAAAATATTACGAAGACAGAATGGAAAAAGAAGATAAAGAGCCTATTAATAAAAATGTAGAGCTTATAATCGACTTGTATAACTTATTAAAGCCGTTAGAAAAAGTAGAAGTTAGGAAATTGTTGATGTGTCAGCAGATTTTTTAACTGTTTTTATTTGTTTTTTGCGCAAAAAATTAATAACTTAAAAATAAATAAAATGGAAAAAGAATTTGTACCTTATGCCGAATCACTAGCTTTAAAAGAATTAGGATTTGATGAACCTTGTTTAGCACAATATAAAAAATATGATAATGGAGAAGCAACCTTAGACATAGGATTTTCTAAAAATGAAATTATATCTAAATTTGACAACTTAATTTTATTTTGTTCATCCCCAACATTCTCACAAGCATTTAGATGGTTTAGGGAGAAGTATCATATAATAGGTTATCCTATTTTTAAAGGTGGTAAAACACCACAAACTTCTTGGTATGATTATATTATTTATTCTGAAATAGATTGGGAAAATGATAATCCAAATCAACAATGGAAAACTTATGAAGAAGCTGAATTAGAGTGTCTTAAAAAATTAATAGAAATCGCGCAAAAAGATTAAAAACAGAAAATAAATTAGGAAAATAAAAAATAAAGCAGTATATTTGCAATATAAATAACAGAAAAATGATAAAATCAAGTATAGAATTAATAGCAGAAAATATTGGATTTGATATAGCACATTCAGATGACCACACACAAGCTAATTTATTTAACGGTTTAGGAAAAGGATTTAAAACTTATAATACTCACGAAATGGGTATGCAATTAGCTTATGTATCAGATAAGTTATCTAAAGATGCTGAAAAATTTATTATTGAATTTGCCGAAATGATTAAATGTAAAAACAATGGATAAGAAACAGTATATAAATATGCGCCAAAAAGGTAATTATCCTGTCCAATGGTTCTATAATTATTTTATAGAGCAAGGCGGCGGAAAAATAGATTTAAACACATTTGCTCATTTATTTAACTTTATGAACTTACAAGAAGTTTTAAACTTTTTAGATGGCAAATTTGAGCTTACAAAGTTAGAAGATAAGGAAGGTAAATTAATTAAAATAGTAGGATAAACAAATTTCGCGCAAAAAACTTAAAACAAATGAAAAACCTATCACTCTCAGACATAATATATCTATCACAACAAACAGAAAACATTATCATAACAAACTGGCTAAAAGAATTAGAACAGATGATTGTAGAGGAGAGTAACAATATATTACTTGGAGAAAACATTAGAAAAATACTGTAAAAAACAAACTATGCACTATAAAGATTTAGAACCATTAGTTATTCAATGGGCAAAAGAAAAAGGAATTTTAGATAAAGCAACACCATATGCACAAGCTTTAAAAACTTATGAAGAAGTTGAAGAATTAATAGAGGCTGTAGAAGCACAGTCAGAAAATAGATTTGAATTCATTAACTCTAAAGGAAAGCAAGTTAATACAGAAGAAGAGTTAAAAGATGCACTAGGGGATATTCTTGTAACTATTATTATTGGAGCAGAGTTGCAAGGATTTAAATTGGAAGATTGTTTAGAATCAGCTTATAATATTATTTCTAAACGTACAGGAAATATGATAAATGGGCAGTTTGTAAAAAATGAAAATTAAAAATCTAGGCATTTGGTTATACTGTTTAACCATATTAGGTGTCCTTATAGTGGAAATGTGGTTATTGTATAAAATTATTTTTTATGTATATAAATTTTAATCTTTTAAATTCACGAGGTTTAACTCCAAATGAGTTTATGTTTCTTTTGGCGGCGAAAACAAATAAAACAGAAGATAATTCAGCTACAATAGAATACCACTTTAAAGACGTTCTAGAGAAGTTTAAAGACACAAACCTAATAACCTTTGTAAAACCTAAAAACAAGGCAGAGACAGTCTATAATACAGTCAGGTTGAGTTCTGTTGGTTTGGAGTGGGTTGACGATATTACTACACCAGAAGTTTCTGAAGGGGATTTAAAAATGAGAAATTATCTTTGTGAAATGTACCTGAATAATGAAGATACTGAAAGAGTTATAGGGAATAAGAAACTAATCTCCATCTACATAAGTATTTTAAGGCATCATTTGGGATTATCATTGCACGAATTTTATTATCTATGTGATTATTTTTTATCTGTTCACATTTATACACGAAAGCTAGAAAATATATTCTTAGATAGGAATAAAAATCGGTATGGGAATTTTAAAACAAACCTTGAAGATTCACCACTGTATCAATTTTGGGAACAGAACGAAGAAGAAATAAGACAATACTTTACACAAAAAATAAATGCAGAACAAGGGAAATAATAATAGTCGATTTTTAAATAGGGTTGGAGAAATTCATAAAAATAATAACGGGGAGGAGTTTGAAATCATTGAATATATAAATGCTCTAAATTGTACAATACGTTTTATGGATGTTAATAAATATACTATAGAAAATGTGTCTTATAAAAGAATTGAATTAGGGAAGGTTAAAAACCCATTTGCACTCTCAGTATTTGGGGTCGGTTTTTATGGCGGGGATACTAAAAATGAAAATAAATTATCAATAAATAGATGGCGATATGTCTTAGCAAGGTGTTATAATTATATAGCTCAAGAAAAACGTCCAACCTACAAAGACGTAACAGTATGTGAGGAATGGTATAACTTTCAGAATTTTTCTGAATGGTTTAAAGAAAACTGGAAGCCTTGGATGGACAGTTCTTGGCATTTAGACAAGGATATTTTAGTTAAAGGTAATAAAATTTATTCTCCTGAAACTTGTTGTTTTGTGCCTAACGAGATTAATGCACTATTTAATACACAAAAAAACAAAAGAGGTGAGCTGCCTTCATCTGTAACTCATATTAAAAATTCTATAAAATATAGGTCAATGATACGTTTATATGATAAAACTTTTCACTTAGGAGTTTTTATTACACCAGAAGAAGCTTTCCAAGCGTATAAAGACGCAAAAGAAATCCATATCAAAGAAATAGCAGATAAATGGAGGGAACAAGTGGCTGAGCCTTGCTATGAGGCAATGTATAATTGGAGTATAGAAATAACAGATTAAATTATGCCGATACAACCATTAAAAAACGTCTTGATAGAATCCTTAGTTACTTTAAATAGTTACCAAACGGGGCAAGTAAAACAAGTAAAAACTAATCGTCTTTGGTTAGATGCACAAGGAGGAATTACTCCAAAGACATTCATTACTATTTTTGGAGCAAGTTTTGGAGGTAAAAGTACAGAGTTAGAAAATCTGAAAATGGACATAATGGACACAGCTATAAATCCCGAAGCTGTTGATTATGTTTGGGTTTCAAACAGTTTTGAGATGACCAATTTCGCAACTACCCTTAGAGATATTAAGAAGTTGACTAAAAAGCAATTTAAAGAGATTTTAAATAACCCCTTCACCGATGCTGAAAAAGAAGTTTTAAAAAGGTACAAAGAAACTAAATTTGATGGTAGATTTTTTGTAAATCAAACTCCATTATCAGCAGAAGATTTTCTAAAAGAAACAGAAGATTTTTTAAAACAACACTTGGACAAAAAGCTTGTAGTTTTAGACCTTGACCACGCAGGATTACTGAAGGCTAAAAATGATAATAAGAAACTAGCTATTGATGATATGGTAGAAGGTTTGAATATGCTCAAAAATAAGTATGAAAACTTTGCCGTAGTATTATTAACACAGGCTAACCGTGGTGTCTTGAGCAGATTAAAGGAAAAATCAAACGAAAGTAGATTGAGAAGAGACGATATTTATATGTCAGATACTTTATACCACATCTCAGATTTTGTCTATGGATTACAGAATGCCAACTATTTAGGAATAGAGCAATATGCTTTAATTAAACCTGAAAAATACCCCCATTTATCTCACAGATTTACGGAAGAAAATAAACACGGTAAAGTGAGTTTACACACAGAAGGTTGTATTTTTGTTGAAGTGTTAAAGGATAGAAGTGCAGATATTGGATATGTAGATTTATATACCATTGAGGTAAAAGAGTTTGAAAAACCAAAAGAACATTCTCCATTCTCAACAGCCACCCCAGTATTTTCAACACCTGTGTTTGAAGCTCCAATAAACTTGTCAGCGTTTGAGCCTAGCTTCGACACACTTAAAAATGAAGCAGATTCCCCATTTTAACTCTCTCCTTATTTAGAATCAGTATAAACAAGCCATAGAATGTAAAAATTCTGTGGTTTTTATTTTTTCTGCCGATTTTTTGACTTATCTTTGTAGAAGAAATAATTAAAATAGCTATGCATAGAGGAATAGAAAGCTTTTGCAACAGAAAGCAAGTGAATACAATTAAAACAGTTAAGATGTTTACAAAAGAAACGGGGCTTAGTGCTGAAACTAATTTCACAAGATTTGCAACATTTGTAGATAAGAAGATTAAAAGTGGTGAGCTAAAAGGTAATGATGCTCCTTTAAACAAAGAAATGTGGGAAGAAAGTCGCAGGAAGCAAGAAGAGCATAATAATGAAATGAAGGCTTTTACTTCTGAACATAAACGGTTTTATAAAAAGTATAAAGAAAATACTTCTGCTTTAGATTCTTTTTTCGGCAAAAAAGAAATTAAAAGACCTTTACAAACCGAATCAAAGACTAAACTAGGGAGAATGATTCCTATATTTGATTACTTAAAAGAGAATGAGTTATTAGAAGAATTTATGAAATATGAATATGTAAAATTATGAAAATAATAGTAGGATTAATAATATACGAAATAGTAAGATGGATGGTAATTGCTATGTGGTATAAAATTGTAAATAAATAATAATTATGGAAGATAGAAGATTAGAAAGAGATGCAGATTCAGCTAAAGATACTTTAGACAACTTAGTTTTAGAAATTGAGCAATTAGAAGCTCTCGTAGAATCGCTACAAAAAGAGTTAGAAGAAAAAGATGATATAATCGAAGAATTACAAAACCAAATTTCAGAATAATATGACAGAATTTTTTAAAAATTTGCGTGAAAAAGTTAAAACAAAAGAAAAACAGCAAGATTTAATTAACAGAAGAGAATCTACAATGCATAATCTATTAGTTAATTTAACTACGGAAGAAAGCATTGATATGTTTAATGAAATTTCTGTTTTATTTTATAATGCGGCGGAAAAAAGATTGAAAGAGGTAAATGAAGAAAAAGATAATTTAGAAAAGTTTTTGAGCAATGAGAAAATTTAAACACAAAATAACAAACGATGAGGTAAGAACTTACAGTGAAAACTATTATGTAAGTTCAGAAACTGCTTGTATCCCTAAAAGATTCATTGAAAATACTTGTGATTGGGAAGAAATAGTAGAGAAAGATTATGAAATACTAGAAGTAATGCATAAATATGGCGCAATTTCTTCCTATATAAAAAAATTAGATGGGGATTTAAAAGATAAAACTATTTTTAAAGTTAAAAGATTATCTGATGGAGAAATATTTACTGTTGGTGATGATGTCCTAAGTAAAGCCTGCCACGTACCTAATAAAATATTATCTATTGAATTAATAAATAATAAAATCAGACTATATCCTAGAAACAGTTTTTATAACTTAGAAGATATTAAAAAAGTAAAACAACCTATCCTAACAACAGAAGAAGGAGCTGATTTATTTGAAGGAGATACTTACTATTTTATTTGGTTATCTCATCCCGCATTTAATCAAACCACTTATGAAGTGTATAGCGAAGAAGTAACACCATTAGATGAAGATTCTAATTGGAGTGAACACGCTAAATTTTTCGCGAAAAAAGAAAATGCAGAAAAATATATTGAATTAAACAAACCGCAATACTCTATTAAAGACATTGTTCCTATAGTAAATAATTGGAGTATGTCTCCTTGTATTGATGAGAATGATATTTTAAACTTTTTGGTGCAGAAAAATAGATAAAAATGAAATTAGAAAATATTGTAGACTATATTACTAATAAGGATTTATCAGTACATAATAAGATATGTAACCTATGGTTGGGAGCAGGAAATAGAGTGGAGGATTTTCCTAAATTACCACCTTGTTGGCTTAATGTAGAAATAATTTTAAAGAATGGTAAAAAATACAAATCTATGTTAGTAGAAATTAATAAATGGGGAGGATATCAGTTTGTTATTAATAGAAAGTTTAAGAAGAGACTTTATCTAGAAACAGATGAAATTATTAGTTGGAAATTTATTTGAAATTTCGCGCAAAAAAGAATTTAAAAACAGAAGAAAAAATGAAAACAACATTCTACACCCACAATAAAAAAGGAAAGAAATACACTGTATTAAACCTATGTCAATTTCAATTTGAAAATATTTGGTATGATGCTATTTCTTATCAAGATACGGAGACAAATAAAATATATGTGCGTTCAGAGGAGAGTTTTAATGATAGTTTTAAAGTGGTGGAAGGATGAGTAAAATAACCGAAATTTATGATATTGAAACACTGAGTAACTGTTTTACTTATAGTGCTGTAGATAGAGATTCTGACAATATAGTAAAATTTGTTATATGGAAAGGTAAAAATGATTTATATGATTTATTAATTCATCTTACCAATGTTAAAGGGATGATTGGATTCAACAATAATAATTTTGATTACCCTGTAATGCATTATATTATAAAAGAGCGAGATAAACTCATTCAAATGGATGGAGATAAAATCGCTAAATTGATTTATAAAAAAGCGCAATCCGTTATTTCTCAAGAATATTCCGCAATAAAAGAAACAGAAATTTTAATTCCTCAATTAGATTTATTTCGTATTTGGCATTATGACAACAAAAGTCGGATGACGGGATTAAAAAAATTAGAGATAGCGATGTGTTTTGAAAATGTTCAGGATATGCCGTATTCACACGAATATAAAATCACAACAGGAGAAGAAGTTCAAGAAATATTAGATTATAATGTAAATGATATTTTAGCTACTAAAGCATTTTATAAATTAACAGAAGATAAATTAGAACTTAGAAAAGGATTACAAACTAAATATGGATTAGATTGTTTAAATTTTCCAGATAGTAAAATTGGAGAACAATTAATGCTTAAATTATATTGTCATTATACTAATCAATCGGAGGATGATGTAAAAAAACGTAGAACATATAGAAATTTATTTAAGTTTTCAGAGTGTATTCCTAATTATATTAATTTTACAACTCCAGAATTTAATCAGTTATTTGAATATATAAAAAGTATTGAAGTAACAGAATTAAAGGAATCTTTTAAGTATAGTTTTGAATATAATGGTTTTACTTTTGATTTAGGAACTGGTGGTTTACACGCTTGTATTAAATCAGGGGTGTATAAAAGTACTGCTACAGAAGAAGTAGTTGATTGCGATGTTGCAAGCTTGTATCCCAGCCTTGGAATTACTTTAGGTTTATATCCTGAACATTTAGGAGAAGAATTTTCTAAAATATATGAAGAAGGAATTGTTAAACCACGTTTAGAAGCTAAAAAGAATAAAGATATGGTAATGGCAGATGGTTTCAAGCTTTCTGCGAACAGCGTCTATGGAAAATCTAATAGTGAATATAGTTTTCTTTGCGACCCTTTATACACGCTAAAAACAACTTTAGCAGGACAATTGGCTCTGTGTATGTTATCGGAAATGTTAATGACACGAGTTCCTAATTTAATAATGCTCCAAGTAAATACAGATGGTATAACAGTTAAAATTCCTGTTGAACATAAAAGATTATATTGGGAAATTTGTCAAGAATGGGAATCTCAAACCAAATTAGTTTTGGAATATGTTGCTTATTCTCAAATGATTATTAGAGATGTAAATAATTACATAGCCGTAACTAAAAAAACAGGAAAAGTAAAATACAAAGGTACGTTTAAACCAAATGCGGAAATGCGAAAAGATGGAGAATATCATAAAGCATTTAATCAAGGTATAGTTTCAACAGCCGTTAATAACTACTTTTTATATGATAAACCTATTTTAGAAACTTTACACGAATGTGAAGATATATATGAGTTTTGTAAAACAGGAAATACAGTTGGGCAATGGTGGGCAGAAACATTTGAAGTAGATGAAAACGGAAATGAAATAAATGTTACAAAAGTTCAGAAAACAAATAGATATTACTTATCTAAAAATGGACTTAAATTTAGAAAATGCACTTATAAACCTGATAAAGTAACAGGTGAGCCAAAATTATCAACAACAGAATATGAGGCAGATAAAAAAGTGAAAATATTCAATAAATTCTATAAAGTTCCATTTGAAGAATATGATATAGATTATGATTATTATGTGGCGGAATGTGAAAAGATTATATTTGTTATTGATGGAACGGCAGAAAGATTAGAAACGGAAAGAAGAGCTGAAATAGCCCGTTTAAAGCAAGAAAAAGAAGAAAATGATTATAGAGTTTATTGTTTAGAAAAAACTCCTACAAGACTTCAATTTGAACGTTATGGAAAACCACATATTACGGAAAAATTAGGAATGCCAAAAGAGATTAAACCATCAAAGGTTAAAAGTACATTACAAATTTTGTAAGTTATTTGGAAATGTAAAATTAATGTTGTACATTGCGCTCGTTAAGTTATATTTCCGAGATTTAATTTAACATTAAAAGTTATAAATTTTACCCTGTTATTGTATTTGAGTTCTCGGAAAACTCTTTTATGGTGATGGGGATTTTTATTTTATACGCCAAAATGAAAGATTTTAAGAGGACAAAGCACAACCCTACAATTGGTATGACCAATGAAGAAGTAACACAGTATTGGATTAACCAATCAATAAAAAAGTTTGGGGATAATTTTGATTATAGTGAAGTCGGAACTATATCTAAGAAAATAGACCCTTGTGTAATTATTTGTAAAGCTCACGGAAGATTAGAAACTTCTTTTTATAATCACCTTGGTTCGGGAAAAGGGTGTTTTAATTGTGGTGACGAAAGTTGTAGAAACAGTAAAAGGATGACATTTGAAGAATTCTTAAAAAGATTAGATAAGGTAAATCCAAACAGAGGTTTTAAAATATTATCCAAAGGATTTAAAGGTCGTCAAATAAAACACGAAAAACTTTTTACTCAAGATGAGTTTGGTATATGTAAAGTAAGTGTTGCCATATTGTTGTCTGGAGTTGCACCCAATATAAAGACAGCAGTATTCCCAGAACTATACAATATAAATAAATATAAAAAATTACATAACTTTAACCATCTTGATTTTTCAAAAACAGAATATAGTGGAGCTCTAAATTACACAATTGTAAAATGTAGACTTCACGGTGATTATAACACAAAACCTAATTGGATTTTAAGTGGAAGGGGGTGTCCTGCTTGTGGGCAAATAGCTATCGCAAATTCGCTACGCTCCAATATAAAAGACTTTATTATTAAAGCTAATAAAACCCACGGTGAAAATACTTATGACTACTCTGAATCCATCTATTTATCAGCTTTGAAAAAACTAGAAATAAGGTGTAATGTAGAAGGTCACGGTACATTTTGGCAAAAACCTAATGGACATTTAGGTGGTGAAGGTTGCCCTATATGTGGAAAAGAAAATGGGGGTTATGGTAAATCGGACTATGTAAAACAAGCTAAAGGTAGAGATGGTGTACTGTATCTTATAAAACTAACAGGAGAAAATGAGAATTTTTACAAAATTGGAATAACTTTTCAAGGAATAAAAACAAGGTTTGGTGGAAAATATGCCCTACCTTATGATTATGAGATAATATATGAATACAAGTGTGATGCAGGTTGTACTTGGGATTTAGAGAAAGAGCATCATAAAAAATATAAACCATATCAGTATTTTCCAAACCTCACTTTTGCTGGATATACAGAATGCTTTACAACAGATTTACCTGTAGAAGAAATCATCTCTTATTTAGACTCATTATAAATTAAGAAGATTCACGAAGTTATATTTGTGAATCTTCTTTTTATTTGTATCTTTGTATAGAATTGCTGTTGAAAAGACTGTTTTTAATTCTTTTTTGCGGTAAAAAACTTAAAAACTATGATAACAAAAGAAACAGCAATTAAATTTGCAATATGGTTAAGAGATAATGACACTCAGGAGAATGCTGATAAATGGTTTGGCTTTTCTGATGAGGATATGTTGAATTATTATTTAGAATCATTATAAATAAGCTGTTTTTTATTCTTTTTTGCGGAAATTTTTGTTTTCCCCGAAAATTAGTTGTATATTTGTAGAATAAAATAAAGAAAAATGATAGAAGCTTATAAACAAACAATAGAAGATTTTAATATTCAATTAAGGAATTTGAGTTGGTATGAATTTAAGAGAGAGCGGCAATTAAGAGATAATATTGAATATTATGAAGGTTTACTACAAATTGAAGTGTTAAAATAAGAGATATTATGAATGAAGTGGACAAGCTAAAAGAAGAACTTAAATCTTGGAAATCACAAGAAGTGGTAAATAGATTTGAAAATGTAGGTAGTAGTTTACATTTAATTATGGTAGATGAATTAAAGCTTAAAATTAAACGCTTGAAAAGAGGAGAAGATATATGATAACCGATAAAGAATTAATAGAGACATTTGATTGGTGGCTAGACCACTACACTAAAAACGGAGATAAACATTATAATGATACTCCTGATTGGAAGATTACAGAATTGTACTATGACTTAATAGTTGACAGAGTTTTTGAAAGTTTACCTATGATGAGTGATGAAGAAACTGATATTATTATAGAACGATTAAATAATTTAGTATGAGAAATCAACCAAAATTCATCTACTTACAAACAGGATTAGAAGATAATGCCGAAATGTGCGATGACTTTAATGAACTAGATGGTATCTCTTGGTGTGCTGATAAGATATATAGTGATGATTTACAGTATATTTCTGTTGATTTTATTTTTTTGCGCATAAAAGAGTTAGAAACAGATAAATATATAGACTCGGAACATAAAAAACAGAGAGTGAAAGAATTAAAAAACTTAGTGAAATGAAAGAAATAGAAATTTTATACAGAAGCATTCCCCTAAGAATAGAAGGAGATTACACAGCAGAAGAAAAGGGATACAGATATGACAGCGACTTATCAGGATTACCTATGAGTTATAGTTCATTTGCTGTAAATGAAATATATGCAACAGATTCAGATGTAGATATTTATGATTTATTTTCTATGTCTGACATAACAGAAATAGAAATAGAAGTAATAAATAAAATTGAAGAAAGATGACAGCAATTATAATTTTAGCCGTACTGTTATATCTAATTCAAAGATATAAACCAGAAATTGAATACATTCATAAATCAGAAATGTGGGTGGTGTTTTACAGTAGTGAGAATACAAGAAAATATAAAATATTATGGAGAAGAGATTAATATACAGTGCAATAAGAACCCCCGACGGAACAGTTCTTGAATCACGTCACAGACACGATTTTGTAACACATTTAGATAAAAATGGAGAAACATATATGCTTGATGGTGGATGTGAGGATTACGTAAGACGCTCTATAAATATTGTAGAGGCTGAAGATTTATCTTTATATGACGATGCGCCACACGAAGTAATTAGAGAATATTTATCTAGAGGGGGTCGCGGAGTAAACGGAGATGAGCCTTTAAAATATGTAATATTAAAAGACATTAATGATGGTTGGCTTGATGCTATTATAGTTTATGAAAATGAACATAGACCTAACAATAGATATTTAAAGTTTTTTGTGGCGGAAAAAGAATTTAGAAACAAATAAAATCATAGATATTGGAAAAGTTATACAGAAAGAACAGTAAAGGAAGATATGAAGAGTGTGGTTACGACGTAAGACACGATATGCAGGATGGTATCTGGTTAGTCCAATCAAAACCTTATAGTAAAAGTACCACCTCTTTAGTTTGGAAAGTCGGAGATTTGAAAAGACCTGTTGATGTAGTTACTATAGCTGCATTAGAATCATTTACAGACGATTTGACACAGTATTTAATGAAACTGACAGAAGAGGGTTCAGATGAGCTAAAAGAGGCTAAAGAAAGACTTGGTGGGTATTTAATGGGAGCTGTTCAATATGGTAATATTTCAGCAAGTGATTTGTGTTCTTTATTTTTGCGCCGAATTGCTATGGAATGTGAAGAAACTGAAGTTCCTACTTCTTGGAATAAAGTGTTCTATGACTTTCGCCGCGCAAAAAACATAGAAAGTGAAGGAGTGAAACTTTTATATGAACTTGAAGATTGGTTAAAAGAGAAAAACTATAGACTGAAATTATAATGCAAGCAACTAAAAAAGAAGAGGCTCTAATGCTAAAAATATACAGAGCCTTATATACTGAAATTGGTGTTGATATAGACAAGCTTATAGAAGATGGAACAACTAAAAAAGAAGGTTGGTTCGATGATTACTTTTTGGCACAAGAAAAACAAGAAGAAATACTAGAGTCTATTTTAAGAACATCAAGATTTCCAAAATGGAAGAAACAAGCTATTCGTAATTCAATATGGTTAGGAGCTTCGCCTTCAAGTGTAGATTTCTATTATAAACTTACAAGAACAGATGGTCTAACTAAAGAAAGTAAAAGAATTAAGTGGGTTGAGTTTGATGAGAATGGTAAGTTTAGTAAAGAACACAGCTCTCCTGCAATTGGTAGAAGTTTAATAATGAGTCCCTTTTCTATTTCATATACGTGGATGACAACAGAAGTTACAGATATTTTAGAAGAGGGCAGAAATTTTGTTAGATTTAAAACTGAGAACTCGGAGTATTATTTAGAAAAAATATTGATTAAAAATGAGTAATTTTATTGATTCTGTTTCTTTTCAGTTTTTTCCCGCCCGAATTTGGGAAGCACAGCCACTCGGAGAACTCACTTTAAGGCAATTTTTGTACGTTCACAGGACTCCAAAGCAGTCTACGGTAAATATTATTGAGCAGATTAAAATAGCCGCTAAAAATGGAGATTTAAAGTTAAAAGATAGTCTAAAACAAAATAATTTATATTCTTTTATCCCTTCTGTAAAATTGGATGGTGGTGGACGAGGACTTATCAATATTATTGATTATAACCCCGTGATGTTGGTGGAATTTGATAAGATTGACCACGCAAAAGAATTAAAAGAACGGTTATTTAACAATTTAAAATCTGTTATTGCTGCTTGGATTAGCCCTTCGGGTCGTGGATTGAAGGTTTTGGTACGTATCAGGAAGCCAAGGTCAGTTGAAGAGTACAAAGAATATTTTTGTGGGTTGGCTTACTATCTGTCTCAATATGAAGGCTTCGATGGTGTCAACTACAATATCGTTTTACCAACTTTTTTGTCTTATGATAGGGAAATTTTAATTAGAGAAGATGCAGAAGAATGGACACAAAGGGGTAATAAAACTAACTTTTTTGATATTAATGCTCCTATTGATTTTGAAATTCCATCTGACATAAATGAACAGTTAGAGCAAGAAGTTGAAAAAAGTATTGATTTTCTAATTGATAGAATTGAAAACAACGCACATCCACAATTGTTAGGGATTTCCTTTTTGATAGGTGGTTGGGCAGCGGCAAATTATATTGGAGAAGAATTAGCTTATGACAGCTTAATAAGTGCCGTGGAAAGAAATAACTATATGAATAAAAACTTGAGTGGTTATAAAGCGACTGCCAAACAAATGTTTTTAAAAGGTTTAAATCATCCCGCCGAATATAAGAAAAAATGATAAAAAAAGATTTTAAACAGAAGTACTTTCTATATTGTAAAGATTATAAAACTGAAAATTTAGTGAAAATATTAGGAAATGTAAAAGATAATAACTATCTTTGTAATCAAGAAAGAAAACCAACTATTAAGATTGTAGAATTATGACAAATAAAGAAAAACTTTTTGAAGATATCAATCCTCACACTAAATATTGGGACTGCTATAATGATGAACCTTTAGAGTATGACCACACAGGTAAAGTTATTAAGATTTGTAAAGATTTTTCTGTCGCTTTTACTGTTTTTTGCGCCGAAAATTACTCTTTAAAATATTGGAGTGAGGATAAAAAATGGTTTTGTAATAAATTAGGAATAGAATATACAACAGAACAATTATTAAAATTATACTTAAAAAATGGAACAAAAATTTAGTTTATTCTTATTAGAAAGGGAGTCAAAAAGCCATATTCCATTTGTCAAAAAATGCTGGGAATTTGTAGCCACCTATGATTCTCTGGATGTTGCCAAATGTCACGCAGAAAATATAAAATTAAAAACAATTATTTTAACAAGTTATTGATTATGAAAAAATTTGATAACATTGTCAAAGACTTAGGTTGGACTAAACCCTATGAAAATGTTGCGCTTTGGTATAAAGATGACAAAAGTGGCAGATTAAAAGCTGTTTTTGATATAAATAAGACTTGCGATATGGTTGTTGGTAATGAAGATAAATTAACTGTCGAATATGTTCAAGGGAGCTTAAATTTCTTCCCTAAAGCTATATTTAATCAAGACTCTGTGAATTGGGTATTACCGTTATTAGCCTCTGACTATTTTGCACATAGAGAAGATTTTGAAAACGAATTAATTTGGGCGAAAAAAGCTATGAAAAAGAATAAAGAGTTAACACCATTACAATTTTCATTTAATATAAGAGAGCAGTTATGACACTAAGAAAAGAAAAACAGATTGAGGAATTTAAACAGCTCATAAATAGAGAATGGAAATTAACAATTGAAGAAATGGATTTTACAGATAGTGTTCTTAATCTTCTTTTGTCGCGCGAAACCAAGAAAGCAGCAGAAATAGTTAATTTATTTTATAGTGAAGAGTGGGCGAATTTATTAGAATTAATTCCCAATTACTATATTCAAGATTATGCCGAAAGTAAGCTTAGTATGATTGATGAAGGGGATTGCGATTGTGATGAAGAAAAAACTTTGGAAGATTTTGATGACTGGGATATTAAGGAAGAGTATTCAGAAAGATTTGGTACAAAAGAAGCTCTTGATATAGTTACAGAAATGCATCTTGAAGAAATGACAGACTTGTTTTTATCTCTTTTACCGCAAAAACAATTGGAAATAATAAAATTACTGCAAAATGAAATATAAATACTCAAAACTATATTGGTTTCTTAGAAGCTTTGAGTGGATGAAGGTTTACTTTTCTCCTTTCAAACCTATAATACCAAAATTGTACCTAGGAAAAGTTGCCATAGGATGCCCTTGGTTTTTACCGCGTCGTTGGGTTAAGGCAACTCCTGAAAGAGCTCATAAGGCTACAGAAGATTATATAAAACGAGAAGAAAGTTATAATAAAATGAATCCTAATTACGCTCGAACTATAAAACCTTATGAAGAAATCTTCAAAGAAAAGATGAAGTGTAGTTTTTCTGAACCTAAAATAATAGGTTTTGATTTTGTGGATTTAGGTTGGAAGACAAAATGGGATGATTATAGATACGAATGGAATCCAATGTGGAGTTTTGTTTGCTTTGGTTATCAAATTGCTTTAATGTTTATACCTGAGAATGATATTCACTATTGGGAATGTTGGCTTTATTATTCAAAAGAGACCAATAAATCAAAATCGCGCAAAGAAAGAATAAAACAAGCAAGAGAAAATTACTCCTGTCAATGGAAAACATATACAGATGGTGTAGAAGAGAAGATTTGTTATTGGGACTTAATTATAAAAGATAAATATTTAAAATAAATGAGTAAAAACAAAAAATATACCGAAGAGCATATAGCTTTTGTAAAGAATCTTGTAGAAAACGGAGAAAATGTAACTCGTTCTGCTATGAAGATGTGTTTAGAATTTAACCTAAATTACAGCGAAACTGTAGGTAGAAGGTTTAGAAAAATAATGCAAAAAGCAGGTGTTACAAATAATGTTGCTACAATAGAAGAAACAGACGTATTTAAAGAAGCGCAGAATAAACAACACGACACTTCTAAAAACCGTTTTTTAGTTTCTTGGGCTCAAAGTGATACAAGCGTTCATAAAGGGTTTCTTAAAAATATGGAAGCTTATGCGGAATATATTGATGCTGAAGTACTTATAATTGCGGGACGTTACAAATCACCAACATCTCTGTCTTCTAGTAAAGCATTAAAAGATAAGGAAAAGAATGTAAAGAATACTTGGGATAATTCAGTGTTACCTTACTTAGATGCTAATCGCCATAATCTGCATAAGCATTTAGTGGTCTTATCTGACGTTAAAATTCAACCTACAGCTTCTACACCCCTTTCGTCGTTAAATGGTCTTACGGGGCTTGAAAGTTGTATTGTGGGGCATCCTAGAAGTCATTTAAAGTTTCTCCCTGTTTTAGATGGGTATCCAAGTAAGGTTTTACTAACTACAGGAGCTTGCACTGTTGAAAACTACACTGACACAAAAATAGGTAAAAGTAGTGAATTTAATCACATTATGGGATGTGTAATTGTGGAGCTTGATGGAGATATTTTCCATATTCGTCAAATTGTCGCCGAAAAAAATGGAAACTTCTACGATTTGAATAATAGGCTTATCAATGGGATTGTACACGATAATGACAGAATAGAAGTTGCTGTATTAGGGGATATACATTTGACAGCGGAAGATAAGGAAAATGTAGATGTTTCTTTTGATATGTTAGGGAGATTTAATCCTAAACACGTTGTTTTACACGATATAATTGACCACTCTAGTATTTCTCATCACGAAAAAAGAAATCCTTTTCAACTATTAAGACGAGAAGAAGATGGCTCTAATTCTCTACAAAAAGAAATTGATTATATGAGAAGTTGGATAAGAGATAGACCTAATTATAATTTTATTGTCCCGTTTGCAAATCACAATGACTTCATAGATAGGTGGTTACAAAATGAAGACTGGAGAAAAGACGGAAATAAAAAATTATATTTAAAGTATGCAAATATCACAGCAGAAGGCTTAGCTCCTAAAGGAATAACCGCGTATATATTGGAAACCGAATTCAGTAACGTGAAATGTTTAGGTGTAGATGAATCTTACAGTGTTTTAGGTTGGGAATTATCTTTACATGGGTGCAAGGGCGCATCGGGAACACGTGGCTCAGCAGTTCAGTTTAAAAATCTAAATGTAAGAAATATTACTGGGCATAGCCATACTGCTGTTAAGATGGACGGTCATTTATCTGTTGGAACTTTAACTAAACTGCGTATGGGATACAATTTAGGTATGTCCTCGTGGTCAGTTTCTAATGTTGTTATTTATCCTAACGGAAAGGCTCAACATATTCATATTACTAGAGGAAGATATACTACTTTCTTTTAATGTTATTTATTTTCATTCTAAATAAAGGCTAGGGAGTAAAATCTTTAGCCTTTTTTCTTGTTTATGTTATTTGTTATGCCTATCTTTGTAGGGTATTAATGTTGCTGTTGAAAAGTCTGTTTTTAATTCTTTTTCGCGGCAAAAAACTTAAAATTATGAGAAAATATTGGTTACTACTCAATAAAGAATTTGGATTTGAAAACGGTAAACTAAGAATATCTTTTTCAACAGATAATCCTGTTTATGGTAAAAGATTTTGCGTGTATATAGAAGGTATTCTTGTATATGACGGCACAGAAAGTGGCTCAAGTAGGTGGGATAATTGGATTCACCATAATCCTAAAGTTGAAAAAGATGTTATTAGTATTTTAGTAGATGAGATTAAAACACAGACTAAGTTAAAGGATAGGATTAAAGCGGACGAAGATAAAAAACTTTTAGAAGAATCTTTGAGAGTTAAAAGCATTATAGATAATTATTGAATATTTAAAGCAAATAATATGGAAGAATCTTGTAAGAATTGTGTGCTTTTATTAAATATTAACAAGCATCCTTGGAACGGTAATCATAAAGAATTTGGATTCTTGGAAGACCCTATAAAAGTAGGAAAAGGAGCAATTACTGAACAATTAGCTTGGGGATGTGCTTTAGCTTATGAAGATACTTTAAGAGAAGAAAACTATACTCCTAGCATTACTTATTTTGATTTTAACTCAGGAATGTGTGAAATGTTTACTCCTAAAGACAAGTATAAATTAATTGTAAAAGTAGAAGAAGTATGAAACAAATATTTAAAGATATATTCAGTATGTGGTTTGAGTTACCATATAAAGAAATATTCAACACACTATTTTGGAGTTTTAAACTGTATTTACTTATATTAGCTCCTTATTTAGCAGCCGTTTTTACTGTTGTTTTACTTTCAATTCTTTTTGGCGGATTTACTGATGTTATTTCTAATCTGCCTGGTTTTACTGTTAAGTATTTTTATGATGGTCAAATTTTAGATTTTGTGGCTTGGAGAGTACATTTAACTTGGTTTGTACTTTGCTTTTTTATATGTTTAAACGAAGAATTAAAATAACTTAAAATAAAAATATAATGAAATATTACGAAATGATGATTAATAATGCAAAAGAGTATCTTAAAAATGTGGATACTTTAAGCGAAGACTGTTTGACTGCTTTTGAATTCAGTGAAATATTAGCTATTTGTACAGGAAAATTAAAAGAGGAAGTTATAATAGATTTGATAAAATGACAAAAAGAGAGGAACTAATACAAGACATTTGGAATAATTTGATAGCAATTCCACGCAATAAAAATAAAAACAGAGAATTTCAACTTAGTCCTAGTAGATTAAGACAAATAGTATATAAATATTTAAAAGATTAATTATGATAAAGTTTACAGATAAAGACGGCAACTCGACTTCTTGGTTACAAAATCCATTAGTTGAAAAAGAATTACAGAGATGTACTATTAGTCAACTAATGCATATAGCCAAAGATAAAGTGGGAATTAAACAGCTATTGGTTGAATTTTTAACAGACAAGAAAATAAAACTATGAAAACAGTTAGTCTAGACGATAACAGCGAATACAACCTCATAGAAGAAGATGGTAATTATTTTATATATTACAATCAATCTGAGTGTTGGAATTTAAATACAAGAGGTACATTAGCTTTCAGTTTGAAAAATAATGGTGATGAGTTTAAAATAACTCAAAATCGTAAAGGTAAGTTAGATTATTCAGAATCTTTTCTGTTGTATCTTCTTTTGCGGCTTGAGTATAAAGATTATAATATAAAAATTGGTGAATTAAAAGAGTTATGAATATGGAAAGTTGCACAAAAATAGCTTTTGACACAGAAGATGAAGCCCGAACAGAATTACACAGAATTGTAGAATTAAATGATTGGCGAGGATGGAAAAGACTTATACCTACAAGGTATTATCACTGCCCTTATTGTGATAGATTTCATTTAACTAGTAAGTCTACAATCACTAAACTATAAAAAGAAAAGCTACTCAATTACGGGTAGCTTTATTTGTTTTACAACTCTTTAAATTTATTTTCATCTATCTCTATTAGTATAGATATTGCTTCATTACACTTATTTAGGGTTTCTTTTAAGTGTTCGTCTATATCTTTATACTTATTATAATCCGTTTTTATCCTTTCTTTTAGTCTTTTTGCGGCATTTATCTGTTCTAATATTAAACCTGCTCTATTATACTGGTCTTGTGTCATTTTAGTTTTTTTTAAATGAATCCATTGTTGTATTGATTTCTTTATATTTAATTTTTACCAATAACGGACTGTTAAAAAATCGTCAAGTATGCTATTTGTTCTCATTTCATTAGTTTTTTTAGTAACGTTATCTGTGCTTGTAACTCTGTCTCGTACTTAAAGTTAGATGTTCTTCCTAATTTACTTTGTGTTTGTTGTTGGTAATCACTACGTAAGTGGTTTAGTTTGTCCAAAAGTTTCTGTTTTATTTCTTTTTCGCACAATTTGTACCCCTCAGATAGTTTTAAATCCTCAAAATACCTCTTTTTAGTTAATTTAAGAGCATTTTTTAGAAATTTGATATCTTCTTCCCATTCTTCATCTGTAAGCTCTGTAATGTCCCAAAAATCTACTGTCCAAACACTTCCGTATTTATAATGGTGGAAACAGAATTGATGTTCATTCCTCTCAAACCCCAACTGTTTTAATTGCATTTCTCTATTGTTCATCTTTTTATATTTAATATTTTCCGCCGAAAAGAAATAAAAAACAGCCTTTATACACCAACCATTTACACACTTCTTTGCTAAGCCACCCTGCTTGATATTCTTCTGTTTCTTTTAACTCAATATAATTTATGTAGTCATCATCGTCAAAATCTTCCCTATTTTTATAAAACTCTATTGTTGCTTTAGTTCCTCTTGCGCGAAAATAAAAATAATAGTTTAAAAACCATCCTTCTGCTTGTACAGGACAATTACCTGAAGGTTTATATTCCCATTTAAATAATCTTTTCATACACTTGTTTTTTAATCTGTTATTTCTACTTTGTAGTTAATTAGTGCATCGTAAACTTTTAAATCTAGTTTATTCTTCCACTTATTAGCTTTATCTTTGATATCCCCTTCTTTTAAAGTTTTATATAATTGGAATGCTTCTTCTATAGTGTGGCAAGTTTTAGAATATCCCTTATTACATATTGTTATTTGCATAATTATGCTTCCATTATCTCTAACTGTTACACCTATTGGATATTCTCCTCTGTTTATATCATTTTTTACAAACATCTTATTTATCTCGGCTGGAACAAAACAGCAGGTCTCAGGACTATAGATTTTATTACCTTTAAGTAGAATATCTTTGTCTAATTGCCACGTTCTATCCATCCAAGGCTTCCAACTATCTTCGTGCCATTTTGCAAATACTTGAAAGCACTTCCATTCTTCGCATATTGTTGTTTCTTTGTAAGTTGGCTGTTTAATATGACACTTTTCCGAATAACATCTTTTCAACATATTAATCCAGTGGGTATAAAATTTTGTTTTTTTCTTACTACTAGATGTTTTATATTTACCTACCCCTAAAAATCCAATGCCGCATACAGAGGGATTATATGGATTTTTAATACTTTTATTTAGTATATGTGTATAGCTCACTTTTTCCAATATAGTTTTATTTATATCATCAAATTGGATAGTGCAGTTTTGCTGGTCATTACACATAATGATTGTAAACTTACAACCTTCATTAGTTGTGTGTATCTCACCAACCCTAGCTTTCCATAGAGGTTTTATTTTATCTGTTAACCAATATATTTTAGAATTAAAATACTTATCATTGCTAATTTCTTTTTGAAACTGATTTTTAGAATACCACCAGCCAACAGCACTTCTTTTGTGAAATTCTAATTCCCTATATGCTTTGTGTGCCTCATACTTTGTATGAAAAATAAATAGTTCCTCGCACGCATATTTAGTTATCCCTATTGGAAAGTGTCCCGCCTCTCTTAACGTATCTAAACTTATTGAAGTATCTGTTCCATACTCTTTACCCTGTTCTTCTAACCATCTACTATAAGCCCAATCTTCTAGAAACTTTCTTTCAAATTGAGCGTGTTGTTCTGGTGTTATTTTGTCCAACATTTCCTGGATTATGTTATTTCTCATCTTTTAAAATATAATCTGTTAAGTTTAAGTCTAATCTCTCTATCAACTTTCTCATACTACTAACGGCTGTATCTAAATAAAACGACCATTCATCTACAGTGTAATCTCTATATCCTCCATAACCTTCATTTGGAGTAACGTAGTCAACAATTTCTTTTGAAAATTCTTCTGCATAGGGAGAATCTATACATTCCTGTACTATTCCTAATAAAACATAGTTGTTGTGTGGAAGTTTAATTCTCTTTCCCTCGTCTTGGTCAAATCCTTTTATATAACTATCTGATAAGTCTGATATTACAGAAGTCATATCATTTTCTACAAACAAATATTTACCGTGTTTTTTCATAATTAATATCCTCTATTTTTCCAAAACCATTTCCAGCCCACCCTGACGAATCCATTCAACTTATTTTCAGGATTCCAACCAAATATTTCTTGGTCAAATCGCTTGTCGTATGTCGCTCTAAAACCTAAAAACAGATTATCATTTACTGCATAATCAACTCCACATTCTAAACCATAATTAATTCTCCAACTATCTCCTCTCCAAACCTTTGCTGTTCTACCTCCTACATAATGTCTAAATTCTCCATAGTATCCTGAAACAAAGTTTAAACCAATTGCTCCGTGAATATCTCTATATCCGCCGTGTAAAGCTTCAAAAGATTCAAATCCAGCTTTTGCATAAATTACTCCTGCATATTCTATTTCTCCTACAATGTCAATTCCTTTTTCTTTATATGAAGCATAAGGGTCTATTGAAGTGCTTAGAGTGAAAAACTCTCTGTCGTTTATTCTGAAATTTGATTGTGCTTTAACTGTTTGTGATAGTAAAGCTAAAAGTATTAGTAATTTTTTCATTTATCTCTATTTTCTTCTAATTTATCTGCTATTATTGTGTAATCTTCTTTTTCCGCCCACCAAAAATGAATAAACTGACTATGAGAGTGGTAAACATCCCAATCAAATCCATTAAATAGCTCATTATTTGCTTCACATAGATTTCCTAATCCGTCCTCTTCTACTAAAGTTCTGTACTCTCCTTTTCTCAGAGGCTTTGCTATTCTATTGTTTATCCACATAATCCTATACTTTCTTTTCTTGTTAATTCCAATTCTTCAAAAACATCTGTTGCTTTTTCTCCTGCGTTATCTTGACAGTTTAAATATATTTCTTCGCCGAAAGAATAAAAATCACAGTCTTTAAATTTATAATAAGCTATTAATTTACTCTTAGCTTTCTGTTGTTTTGTCTGTTTCATAATTCAAATTTATCACACGGTTTACTCTTTAATGTAAGAGACTCCTCTGTTAAGTTGCATTTATGTTTTACTCTTTTTCCTTCGCTGTATCTTTTGAAGTGTTGGCAGAATTTACATTTTGCGTCGTAAAATATTTCTACTATCATAATTAATTCCCTACTGTTATTACTTTTACTATTTTATTCTGTTTTTTGGCGAAATTTATTGTTGAAGCCGTTCCGTTTGAACCTGTCGTTATCGCAAGTAAATAGTCACAATTTTCTACTATAGTTTCATTTCTTTTAATCGGGGCTACTCTTAAAGGATATTTTCCATATTCAGGTTCAAAAATTATTATTTCTAATCCTTTACTAATAGCCCATTCATTTGCTATAGAATCTACACCTTTTGCATTTCCGTGAATTATGATAACATTGTATTCCTCTAAAAGTCGGCGCAAAAAATAATTCAAAGAGTTAAAAACAAAAGCTCTATTTGTAATACTTCTAGAACCTGAAATAGCTACTCTAACTGTTTCTTTCATATCTTTCTAAATTCATATCCTATTAGTTGTTTTTCTCCGCCCGATTCCCAAACTTTGTATGGAGGTACATCTTCAAAAATCATATTATAATTTCTAGTAACATAACAAGGTGTTGCAATTACATCTATACAGAAATCTTTATGAAGTCTGTCTATATAATCCTTTGGTATTTTTAACATAGCTACAAAAACAGAGTTTCCTTTGCTTAGTTGGTCTACTATTGTTTCTAAAGATACTTGTGTTCTACCTGTTCTCATAATTAATTTGTGGGATTTCTACTTAATCTATTTATCTCAATTCTCATTCTGTCTTCTTCTCTTATTTCAAGCTCTTCATATAAATGTTCAGCTATATTCAATAAATCTTCAAAAATATCTATAGTGCATTTATCAGTGTTAATACCTAATTTATTTAGCCTGTATATTTGAGTTTTGTCCATATTTAATTTTTATTAAACAAAGATAAGGTTTTATTTTTAATTGTGCAACTATTATTTTATCTATTTTTTGCCATAAAAAATAAAACAACAGAAAATATGAAGCGAATAGGCGCAAAAAATCCCCTATAAATTAATATAGAGGATTAGTTTAAAGATAAGTGTGACTATTTTTCTTCTCCTGCAAATGCACTGAGCACTACAAAATTTTCAAAATCTTCGTTAAAGTGGGCGTAGCTTTTTTGTTCCCTATCTAAATTGCTCAGTCTAGTGATATCTTTAACAAAAGGTACTAGTTTATTTATTTTACGCCAAGACTCCGTTTGTCCTTGGAATTTCCCTCTTTCAATAATGTCACTACTAAAAATTTCATAGCTAGTAGCAATTTCTTGCATAGTGGTTAATGACACGACAGGTGACTTAAGCTTGCCAATATATTGTAAAGGCAATGCGAGACTGGAGGATGCTATTTCATTCGTCGAACGATAAGCGAAATAATGTGCTAAGTCTACTAGCTCATCTATGCCGTCTTTATCATCGTCATCTGACTTCATATTAGCAAGTATTAAGCATATCAAAAACATCCCATTCACAACTGCAATCTCAACCCCTGTACGTGTCAGATTAGCTCTCTGATTTTTAAGTTTATCTAAATCTATATTTCCATCCTCGTCTTTTAGATTTTCTCCTGCCCATACATTCTTAACGTGCTGTAAATAACTTGCTCCGTTTCGTTTAGATGCTCCTGTAGTGATGTCTTTTATAAATCTCCCTGCTGTTTGCCAGTTTCCTTCTTCCCAAGCTCCTGTAGCTAAATTTAAATGTCCACTTTTGAACTTTTTAGCTGTTGCTATTAATAGCCATCCTGAGTGTTGTAACAATAAGTTAGAGAGTGAGTTTCTTGCCAAAATAGATTTCTCTTCTTCTGGTATTGCCATATCCACATCTTGAACTGCTGTTTTTACTCTTGTAGATATTCCTATGTGAACTTGGTCTAAGTATTTATTTAACTGTTCTTGGTCTGTTATGTTTAGTTTTTTGGCGGCATTTTCTAAATTAATAGAGTAGACCCCGTTATTAGTCTGCATATCGTCATAAAACTTCTCTTGTTTTTTCCAATTTAATTCTATTTGCTTGTTATCAGCAACTCCTTCAACTCTCTGCAAGGCTTTAAACTGATTGAAGCTCATAACTTTACCTTTGTAATACCTATTGTCCATCAAAACAGCTAGAACAGTTCTTGGTATTGTTGGAAAGTTTGCCATTTCGTGAGTTATGTGAGGCAGTTTACCTAACCCTCTTGTAAATTTACTATAATTTGAATTTTCATACCTTTTAGAAACTACATCAGAAATTCCAAAGTTTTCCATAAGAACATTTCCTCGGCTTTTTGAATTAATTCCTAAAACTTCTCCTGACATTGCGGGAGCTAGTTTTCTAAACTCTGCATTTGCCTCTAAACTTGCTATTCTATTTACTTTTTCGCCGACAATTGTCTCAACTCCTTTATTCACAGATGATTGAAGTAAGTTGGTTAATGGCACTGTAATACCTGCTAAGTTTACAAAAGAAGAGAATTTCATAAAGTTTTTCAACACTTTTGCCAAATCCACTTTAATTACTCCTAAAACATTTACAGAATATTGTAAGTTTTCCTTAATTCCATAAAAGTTAAAATCCATATAAGATTTCCACATTTTATAAGTGTTAGAAGCCTCTGCTGATTTATCTTCAAACGTTGTATCTAAGATAGCCTTTTTAACCGATAACATATCTCCTAAATTGTCAACTCTAGCTCTGTATAAAGCTGATTGTTGATTCATAAGAGCATAAGAATGAAGTAACTCATCAGATAAATCCTCTTGATTTTTTAAATCATTTACATAATACATTGGAATAATGTTGGAAGCCATTAGTTTTGAAGCCGCTCTTCCTTCATAGTCTTGTCCTAGTTCTGACTCATCTTCTCTGAATTCTAATAAATCTTTTCTAGCTTCTGCCCAAGTTTTTGAATCTGACCATTTTTGAGCTAGTTCTTGAATCTGTCTAAACCCCCTTTTTCCTATTTGTGGAATTTTATAGATGTTATGAGAGTCTTCTATACCGTAATTTTCTAACGTTGCTTTTTGTAAGTTTAAGATAGCTTGATAGGCTTTGAATTTACGTTCATTGCTTTTTAGTGTCTCAAAACTGATATCATCAAAATTTACAACTTCTCCTTTGAATAGTTCGTTAGTTAGAGTGATATCTCCTTTTCTAATCTGTAATCTCTTATTTTCCTTGTTTTTTAAAAACTCTTCATTGATATTTGTATTGGCTACATTGTCATAAAAAGAGAAATTAGGATTTACTTTTACATTAGGATTGTCTGCAAAGTCCTTTAAACTTCCCCCTGCTTTTAAATCCTCCAATAACTGAGTAAATCCTTTAGGTTCGGTTCTTTTATAGTATGGTAGTAACTTACTTTGAGCATATTGTAATAAAGCTTGTTTTGCTTCATCTTCCTGCATATCTAAAGAGAGAGCTGATTTTAAGAAACTAGGTACTTCTAAAAGCCTTCCCGAAATTAGGTTGTCAACTACAGTAGAAGCTTTATCAATGTTCTTTTTATTTTTATCTGTTACGTGTTGTCTAATAAAATCTATTTGTTTTTCTAAAGTGTCTCTACCTGAATCTTCTAATTCTTCTTTAAATGCGTCATTTACCTGAGTATCAAATGCTTTCTCAACTTCTTCTCTTTCTTCTTTTGGTAATAATAAATTAGCTTTTGAAAATGCGTATTCTAAGTCCTGCGTTGCCTCTTTAACTGTAGTTTTTTGAGACATATCCATATTATTGGTATTAGTCTCTGAAGGTCTGTTAAATACCCTGTTAGATTTTTGAATATAAGCTATTTTTTGTTGAGCTGTATTTATCTCATCAATTATCTCTTCAATCTCTTCTGCGTTTTCTTCGGTTTTTATATCTTGCAGTTTTTTGAATAACGTTTCAGATTTACCAAAATTATCCCAAAACTCATCATTAAATCCTACATAAGCATTTAGAAATAAAAAGTTAGTTTTTTCTTCTTGTGTGGATAAGCTATTATATTCTTCTATAAACTTTACAGGGAGTGTTGTGTCTGCTTCTACATCTGTAAACTGAGCTCTAGTTAATTCTCCAATTTGATTAAGTCCATAAGCCATTTCTCCATCTGTTCCTGCCGAATTCTCACTTAACCCTACATCATACTTTCCTGTTTCTGCATTATACCTGCTTACCAAACCTTCTTTTAGTTTTCCTGTAGAGTCATAGAAGTTGGCAATCTCGTTTCTAGAGTTATTTAAATCCTCTATTTCTACTCTATCATTAGCATCGTAAATTGTAATTCCATTTTTTGTAGCTCTGGCTCGTATTTCAGCCAATTGTGCTCTGTATTTTTTATGATAATCTAAAGCAGGTTGTGCCACAAATTGAAATATCTCATTTTGTTCGTCAATATATTTTTTAGTAAAAAACTGCTCTTTAATTTCAGAAATTACGTCTCTATAAGTGTTGTTATAATTTTTTAACTCAGCCCCTTCTAGGTTATCAAAACCTTCTTCTGTGTATTCTTTACCTGTTACTTTTTTATAAACAGTTTCTTTTACTCTTTGTTGGAATTCATCTAATTTTGTATTGTCAATATCATTTATTAAATAACTTCCTTTTTTAAACTCTACTAACTCTTTTGGTGACATTTTTAAATCTTCCAATGTTTGCACAAAAGGTTTAATATCTTTTAAGTGAGTGTTTCTGTGTTGAATATGAACTGTTGCAATAATATCTCCCGCTATGTTTAATAATGGAGAACGTGCGGCGACTAAACTACCTAAGAAAGTGTGCAAGACATTTGTATCTTGTTGTGCTGATTTTATAGCTTTTTCTAAAGATGCTTTTTGTTGTGCCGTTAAATTGTGCTTAATAGCCACTCTATCAACTAAGTTTTGAATAGCTACATTTTCATCTACTCTAACTACTCCGTTGAATTTTTCAAAAGTTGCTTGAGTGTCCTCTATTTGTTTTATAATATCTTTATAATCTTTGCTATTATCTTGTTTTGTAATTAAAGCTTTTACTTCTGTTAATAAGTTTAAAGTTACATTTTTAAATGTCTCAAATACAGCGTTTTCTTCCTGAGTGAATGGAAATTCTCCCTCTTTCTTTTTTGCAACGGCTCTAGATAAGCTGTCCACTTGTTTTTTAGCCACTAAGCTTATATTAGCAATAGCTTTTATCTTTCTTATGGCATCTTCCTGTTCAGTGAGTTTTTGGTCTTCCAAAGATTTGAAGCCCTCTTTAGCACTCTTAATAAGCTGTTTGTTAGCTGATTGCCCGCCACGTTTTGACAAAGTTTGTTGCTGAGAATTTATAATTGTAAGTGTTTCAACCGCCTTATTATACAACTCTGTTACAACATCTCTTTTCGATATGTCAACACTAAATAACGTTGCTCTTCTGCTTTCTAACAACGTCATATCTAGTTTGTTGAATAACGTATCTTGCATTAAATTTGCATATACGCTATCAAGATAGTTATTTAATTCTGTTTCATATGCGGGTTTGAAGAATGCTTCAATTCTTGCAAAAAACTTGTCAAAAAAGTCTGCTAATTGGTCTATAATACTTCTCTCGGTTTCTGTACTATTCTCTTCTTGGGTAAATTCTCTTTGCATAGCATTTGCCAAAACCTTACCTAAAACTTCTTCTCTTACAATATCTTCTAAAGCTTCTCCTGTGTAGGAGCTGCTGTAAATTTCTCTATAAATTTGGGAATTTTCTAACCATTCTTTAGTTTGGTGGATGTTTCTAAGGATGTTTTCCAATTCTGCTTTTGGAGTAGATGCTACAATAAAGTGAGCCATCTCTTCATTCAAGTCTTGAGATGTAATTTGCCCGTCTTTAAAGGCTATAATTTTCTGTCCTAAATCCGCCAAAGCTGATGCTGAAGGGGCTGCTCCATTCTTTTGAGAATATTTTTCTACGTAAGTTGTTAAATCAAGGGTTTTAATCCCCATTTTTTTCAACAGTTTTAATAGTTTTTCTTGCAATACATTTTCTGCCACTAAGTTTGTAGTTTCACTCATATCGTCAGAATGAGTTTTTACTGCTTGGTTTAGTTCACGGGATGCCAAAATACCTATAGAATCTTCAAATTTAGCATTAAGTTGTTTGAAAGACATTTCGTCCAACTCTTTTTTAGTGATAAATTGAGTTTCTCCATTTTTATCCGTTACGGCAATTTCTCCATTCAGTCTATTTTCATCAAAATATAGTCCGCCATTAGGTAACATCTTAACTGCTCTTCCTAACTGTTGTTTAGCTTCTGCTTTGGCAAGTGTAGATGTAATAATTTGTTTATCTTGGCTTTTACCCTCTGCTTTGTAGATTGTTCTGCCTAACCCATCTACATAAGTTTCCCCAACCAATAAATCTGATTTTATTAGGCTATTTAAAAGTCCTGAAAATGTGGAGGTATTGGTGTTGCTGTCTATGGAGAACAGCTCTTTATCTCCAACTACAGCTTGTATTTTACCTTCATTTGTAGCTTTTAAAGCTTCTTTGAAAGTATTATATATTACTCCTTGCGGGGTTTTATATTGCAAATCGGAATCTACAAGATTAAAAGACATAAACTCCTGATAGATATCAAGAGCCTTATCGAAGTTTTGTATGTGTGGGTTATTATAGATTTGTTGAAACAGTTTTGAGTCTTCTCCGTTGCTATTTAAAACTCCTGTTGCAGTATTCTGTGAATTATAGACTATTTTACAGTTCATTATTTATTTTTTTACAAATATAAGGTTAATTTAAATACAATCAAAGTTTTCTTGATTTATTTTTTCTTTTGCCGATTTTGATAAGTACTTTTTCTCGCTTATAAAGCTATCAGGTTGTGTATTTAGATAAGAATAGTCCTCTATTTTAATATCAGTTTTGGGAGCTTCATTATTGAAATTATAATATTCTCCCACAATGTTATTTAAACGGCTGTAAAGAGTTAAATTACCATCAGAATCTATTGCTTCAAAGATGTTTCCCTCGACTTTTATAAACTCATCATTAGCGTTTTTTGTAATAAGAGTATTGTCGTTTAATTTGTGAAACTGCCCTTGATATTTTTCTATGTTCTGTGGACTGTTTAAAATAGCATCTCGTCTTACTTGTTTAGTTTCCGACTGAACATCTTGTTCAACTAATAAAGGTATTTGTTTTGAAATAATGCTGTATTGTTTTAGATTTTCGTCGGCGTATTCTTTAATTTGCGATACTGTTATACTATCATCATTTTTAAGATAAATGCCATTTTCATTTATATCAAAATTGGTGTAAAAGTTTTTGTATATCTCAGAATTTTTTTCACGCTCTTTTAAAATGTTTATATAAAAATCAGAAACAAAATCTGTTGTTAAATATTCAAAATTTCCCGTGAAGTTTGCGTTGTTTTTTGTAGCTTGTTTTGGTAAGATTTTATTGTAGAAATTTATAAGTTTTTGCTCAAACAAAACGGGGATTTGTTCAATTCCTAATTCTTTATATGCTTGTAACTTATGGTGTCCATCAATACTATTGTCAACTCTAATTATTACAAATGGTTTTTGTCCATTAGATATCCGTTCCCTCCAAGAATCAACCATATATCTTTCAGTTGGTTGGTTCGGCTTAATACTATCAATATAGTTTGTTGTTGAATTTTCTACTAAAGGGCTTGCTGCTTTTCTATTAATATACCTAATATCAAAGTCTGTTATAATGTCCCTTAGAAACCAATTGATATTTTTTGCCTCTACAGCTTGTTTCTCCAAACCTTTTAATCTGTAATCCTCGATGTCAAAATACATTTTATATAAATACACCGCCTCAGCATTATCAGAGCTTTTAAAATCTTCTAAAGTGGCTATTTGAGTTTGTACATATTCTTTTAAAGTTGTGTCTTTAGGGTGTTTTTTATAAGTTTCAATATTTGCATATAAAGTGTTTAAATCTTGTTTATTTGTTCTAATGTATAAGCCGTCTTTAACTTTAATAAGTCCTTGTTGCTCATATACAGCTTCTTCTGATAAGTTTGTATTTAATTTTACAAAATCTCTGTCTGTTTCTTGTGCTTTTACTATTTCTGTTTTTGGTGATAAATCCTTTTCAAAATAAGTGTCATAAACATTTGCGAAAGATTGTGTATTCTCTACTGTCGGTTCATTTATAAATATTTCAAGACTATTTAAAAAAGACATCAAATCTGCATTTATTTCTCTATCCGAAAGTCCTGCAACATCAATTCCTTGTTCAATTAAATTATCTTCAATTCCTTTTAGAATTTTTATTGTATCTTCTTGATTAGCTTGCAGGATTTCTAAATCATATTGTTGAATTTGGTTGATATCTAAAAGTATTTCAACATCGTTTATTTGCTTTGCTACAAGTGGTAATATAATAGCTGTATTTGTATTTTTAGCCTGTACTATTTCTCCATCTACTTCCATAAATACTTCCGCTTTTTTATAACCTTGCATTTCTTGAAATAATTGTTCTTTATTTAAACCTTTCTGAAAATTTGGATATTCTAAGTCTGCTAAATTATTTTCGAACTCTTCTTCATTTGTTGCGGCTAATTTATTCAATATTTCTTTCTGAATTACAAATGGATTTAGACTTACTAATTTTCCAAAACTATTAACTTCATCTGTTTTTTCTAAACTATTTACAAACTCTGTATCTAAATCTATTTCCTCAGTGTTTTTTAGAGCTTCTAAAGACTGTTTTACAGTTTGTTGTAAGTTAGTATCGTTAGCTAAATTTGATATCTCATAGTCGCTATAAAGTCCTGATTTTTTTAAGTTTTTCGGCGAAATATTAAAAATACCTTCAGAATAAAACGCATTTAAAAGTTTTTGCACAGAAAAATTCTCAACTCCTAAAGATATATTTCTAAGGTCAAGTTTTTGCTGTATAGTTAAAGGCTCTTTACTTTCGTTTTGTAATGATAAATAGTTTAAAACTGTTTTTAGCTTTGGCTCATTGTTTACATCAAGCTCATTCTGTGATAATATGATGTTATCTTGAAAGTCCTCTGATTTGGAGGCAAGATAAATGTTTAGAGCCTGTTTTTCTCCAAACTCTTTTAAGGCTTCTTTATATAGAAGTGATTCATTGCCATTATCAGCAACTACATTTTCTATCTTTTTATTTTTTGAATAGATGATATTACAACTCATTATTGTCTTTTCGTTTATTATTTTTATCTGCGTACCTTAAATACATTAGGACTCTGCCACTTGGAGAGATATGTGGAAATTTTTCTATAAGTTCTTTGTATGAGCCTCCATACAATTCGTGTATATATTCCCCGACTGCTCCACTTCTACTTACCCCTGCTGTACAATGCACTATACATTTCTTTTTATCCTTATTAGCCTCTATGAAACTCAACATTTCTTCTGCTTGTTCACAAGAGAAAGCTTTGTAAGTTTGTATATCTTGCTCTAAATCGTAAAAATAAAATGTTTTATAGTTTTCAGAAGATTCTCTCAAGGGTATTTTATCATCAGGGTCAAGTATACTTATAAAGAAACAGTCTTTAACTTCATCTATTCTTTTTAAAACATCTTGAAATTGAAGTTTACTTAATATATGTACATTCATAAATTATTTTTTACAAATGTACAATTAATTTTTAACATTTCACAGCATTTATGCCAGAATCTTTATCTTTTTTTGACACTCTAATTTGAGCCTGTAAATTTCTGTATTTTTCTACATAGCTTTTAATTTTTTCTAATCTCGATTTTCCTATGTATTCTTTTGCTGCTTTTTTCAAGTTTGGAATAAATGGAATAGCTTTTTCTAGTGCGTTAATTGCTTTGTCGTAAGCCAACATACCTTCTAATTGCATCTCTCCTTCACGAGTTTTATTAGCTTCATCTTCAATGATATTTACAAAAGTGTTTATATCCTTTGTGCCTTCCATTGTTTCTAAAATTCCAGCAGGTGCTTTTTGAATGTGAGAATATAATTCATTTGCAAAATCATTTATATTTTTAGCCAAGTCTAAAGCAGAGTTTTCTAAAACATCTAAGGTTTTACCTAAGTTTAAAGATTCTAAATCAATTCTTATTTTTGGACTTGATATTGCTCTGTCTAAATCGTCTAAATCAATTGCTATTTCAGCATCGGTAGCTAAACTTTCTTTTTTATATTTTGTGCTTGCTAATGTTTCTGCTGTTACGAATGAAGTGTTGTTATCAAAAGCCTCTTGTACAACGTTCATTTTTTCTACGTCATTTATGTCAGAATAAGTTAATTTAGGAATGTCTAAAGAATTATTTTGAATCTCCTCGTTTATTTTGTTTACGGCTTCTTGTGGAGAATTACTTGAATTCATAATACCGTTAAAAGCTTCCGTAAGTGGGTTTGCTGTTTTTACCATATTAATAGGAAACGCAACCATATGCACCCCTTTCTTAAACACTACAACAGGAATTTTCATGTCCTTGTTATTTTTGCTTATCCTTCCTACAAAAGTTTTATTTACATCTTTTATTTCTTGGTCTAAAGTAAACTCTCCGTTAAGGATATAGCCTTTTGCTTCAATTACTTTATCAATAGCTTGTGGAGTGATTTTAACGTTAATTGGTTGCCCATTGCTCATTACTAATTCAGCCGCCCCAAAAAAGATGTTATCTGTTCCAACTTTTATTCCTAAATCTAAACTCTTTGGTCTATTTGCTGCCACCCATCTGTCGTAAGCCACTTGTCGGAGTTCTAAAAACTCTGCGTTGGATGCTCCATCAGATTTCCCTGCTTTTAATACTGATAAGTTATTTCCTTTACTGTCTTTTACATATATTTTTAACTGCTCTACACTATCACCCTTACTTTCATTGAAACTATCGTCGTCTTCTATGTGTAATGTAAGTGTGTCTCCTTCTTGTTGGTTGTAAATTTCTTCAGGTACAATATTTTCTGTGAATTGAGATGGCATTTTAATTTCTGTATCTCCTGCAACAGAATAGACATCTACATAACTCCAACTTACTGTCTTTGTGGCTCTGATGTACATATTTAAAACTTGCTGTCTAGTTTGAAAATCAGCTTGTTTCATTTCTATTACCCCGCCCGCTAAGAATGTAATTGCTATATCATCAACATATACAACATCATTAGGTTGTAAGTCATCTAATTTTACTTCTTTTACTTTTCCTGCTCGTTTAACTGTGTATGTTTTATCTAACTGCTCTACAATATAACTCATTTTTACGTGAGAAAATCTGTAGGTGTTGTTATCAGAAACATTTTTAACTGTAACTGTTCCTAAAACATTTTGTAATAGAGTTGGGTCGTATTTCAATCCACTACTTTCTATTTCATCACTTAATTGTGTAGTAATTTCTTCCTCTGTCAACTCTACTTTTGTATCAACTTCTTTTTGCGGAGTTTCTAATTGTTTTATAATCTTAACTAAATCTGCAATTGAATTTCCCTCTCCGTCTGCTGCTGAATCTAAGAGTTTCCAGTCAGATAGTTTTTTACCTAATTCATCATACCTTTCCCCCTCACTTAGATTTCTATATTCTTCTATTTCAGCTTGTGTAGGTTCTAAGTCTTTTAAATCTTCATAGTTTTTGCCTGTTCTTTCAAGGCTGTAATAGCCTTTGGCAAGCATTTTTTCTATGCGGTTTTTGTAATCTTCTACGGGAGTTTTTGGAGTAGTTTCTTCTACATTAGGTTTAACTTCTCTGTTCTGTACTACAGGCTCTTTTAGTTGCTCATTAATATTAGCAAGTTCTGTGGTAGTTTCTTCTGTTTTATCTTCCTCTGCTAAAGCTTCTAATTCTTCTTTTCGGGCTAGTAGTTCCTCTTTAGTTTTTGGTGCGATTTCTTCTTTTGTAACCTCTCCAACTACCGAAAGCACATTTTTTTCATATCTATTCAAAGCGTCTGTAAGCCACTCTCTTGAGGCTTCATCCATAGATTTATTTTTGAACATCTTTTTGCCTAACCAAGTGTTTATCTTCTCTAGCTTCATTTGTCCACTAGTTAACATATCAACTGTTCTTTGATTGGCTAAAAATATGTCCTCAGCTTGAGAGTATTCATCTAACAAATCACTTATGTAAGCTCCTCTTTGAGGATTAGATGATTTTAAACTTTCTGTTAGATTTTTGAATTTTTCTACATTTTCATTTAAATCTAATAAATTTTGTGCTGTAATTGTTGTTCCTGAAATATCTTGAGATAAATTTATATCTTTTATATCATTTTGATAGCTTTCCTGTTTGTTTAGCTCATCAGCATATCCATTTAAAGTGTTGTCTAATTCGGCTATACTTTCATTAATTTCTAAGAGTTCTAAGTTTTTAGATTCTAATTTTTTACCTGCTGTTTTGTCTCCTTCTGTTTCTTTTGGTGCTGCATTTATTTTGGCAATCTCTTTTTGAAGTGCATCTCTTCTTTGAGATAAAAATTCGTGTCTTCTTGTAGCATCAGTAATTTCTGCTGATTTGTATCCGCTCAATTTATTCAATCTACTGATAGTGTTTAAAGTGGTAGCGTGTTCTGCTCCAACTTCATCAGACAACTTAGCCTGAATATCATTCATAAATTTACCCGCAGTTTCTCCTTCTGTCAAAATCCACGTCATAGATTGAATTAACGCTTCATTTCTATTCATTCCTTTGAAAGTGTCTCCTAAAATAGAGTTTATTTCTTGTTCTCCTTTTGTTGGGTTTTTACCTATAATGTATTCAGAGAATTTTCTATTCTTTTTAAAACTTTTGGCTTTATCTGTGAAATCGCTCAATCTTTCTTCTTTCCAAGCTGTTGGGTCTTCTATTTCTGCATTCTTAAATTGCTCTGGAGTGATTGTATCTAAAGCTGTTTTAATATCTTTTGAGGCTTCATCAAAACTTTCCCCTAAAGCGTATTTGTGATTTAAAAATGCGTGGATAACTCCATTTCCTGCTATGTGAGATTTAGCTACATTGCCTTGTTCTGCTTCTGCTTTTGCTTCTTGGGAAAATCCAGCTATTTGATTAGCCATCATTACTTTTTTAGGTAGTAAGGCTTGTTGTAACAATCCTTTTTCAGATGAGAATGTTTCAAGTCCCTGAGCTTTAAACTCTAGTTCAACTTGTTTTGATTTTAATTCCGCACGAGTATTCACAGAGCCTCCTAAAGCTCCAATAATCATACCTACACCATTTTCTACCCAACCTTCTTTAGTTCCGTATTGTTCAGCTAAAGATTCATAAACTGCCCCTATTGTTGAGAAAGTTTGAGCTGTATTTTTATCACTATAAGTGTGGTCTATCCATTTGTTTGCGGTTTTTGTGGTCACTCCTTGTAACCCTTCCTCGTATAAACCTTCTGTAATTGGAGCTTTACTGTAAGAAAATAATGTTCTGCCTATTTTTTGTGCTCTTGTGGCTTCTAAGACTTTATAAGCTCCTGCCCCTGTTTTTTGAACGCCGTATCCAAAAGCTTTTGCTTCTATAAACTCTGTAAGTCCTGTTTTAATAGGGTTTTTAAGTTCAAATAATTTACCCATTGTAACAAGATTAGAGCTTCCTACAATAGCCATATTTACTCCAAAAACAGCGTTTGCACTGTTTCTTAAGTTTTCATCGAATGTTGCTATATCTTCTGCATTAGGCTCTCTTCCGTTCTTATCATAAAAGGTGCTATAGAAGTTTGCTGTTGCTTCTTTTTTGTATTGTAATGCTTCTACAGAACTTTCAAATCCTGCGGAAGTTGCTGCAAATCTTGCTGTATTGAATACATCGGTGGCAAGTCCTAAATTAGTGGCTGTTCTGACGTTAATTTTCCCTGCATCAAAGGCTGTTCCAATAGCTTGTTTTAAAAATGATTTGTTCTTAGCTAATGCTGATAATGCTCCTGCTTCTCCTAAAGCTTCAACAGTCCACCTTTCTATTTTTGCTACATCTGCTGCCCCTCTTCCTAATCTTGCTCCCCATTTTGCTGCACCAACTGCTAAAGAAGTTCCTCCTGTAGCTGCTGCCCAAAGACCTTCTGAAATAATTGCTCCCGCTGTAAATGACAAACCTCCTAAAACTTTATCTGCCCAGAAATTTGCTGTTCCTATTTGTCCTCCAAAGCCTTTTTCTTGTTCTTGTTTTGTGTAGTAATTTGGTAACTGGTATCCTAATTTTGTATCCCAATCTGCAAGCGTATTTGAAAAATCATTATCATATAAAGCAGATAAGCTGCCTTCCGTAGCCATTTTTCCTATCCCATATACTATTCCTGCCGTACCCCCTAAAACTGCATTACCTGTTTTTAACAAAGCTTTTTCTACTCCATTGACCCATTTTTCTCCTGTTGTTTGTTGTTGGGCAAATCTTTCATTATTATCTGTACCTTGTATAAAGTCTTTAAACATTGGAGTATACTCTCCAGTACTTAGTCTATTATACGCTTCATTAATATCAACAGTATAGTTTGTTAACTTTACTCTATCATCTTTTAATGAATCTAAACTATTTGGCTGCTGTTCATTTAAATATCCTTTGTAGAACTCCGACATCTGCAATTCGGTTTTAGCAGTATTTTGAAGTTGCTTTTGTATATTCTGCAACGGAGTTATTTGCTCGGATGGAATTCCGAAATCAGTTACAGGAGTATTATATATTTGAGACTGTAGAGTAGGGTCTGGCATTATTGTAAATTTTTTATTAATTTAGCATAGCTTTCTGCATTAGTATTTGTAGCAGTTTTGGTTTGTAATTGCTCCATAAAAATATCTCTTAACATATCTGTGTAATATATTTGAGGAGCATTATCTAAAATTCTTTTAAAATTATCTACTTCAGAAGTATTACTTACTTTCTTAGATGTTATAATATCTCCGTCTGTATTTCTCATAGATAATACTAGGTTATAAACTCCCTTAAAATCTTTTTCTATTTTACCTGTTATATTAAACTCTCTTGCATTTTCTAAAGCTGCATTGGCAACTTTTAACTCCTCACTACTATCTCCAAAAGCATTTTTTATAGGGGTTAGTATAAACTTTTTACTATCTTTTTTTGTTAAGAATTGAACAAATTCTGGTTGATTTGCCAATACTGTTTGTGATAGCCATTCTGCATTTTCTGTACTTGTGGCAAATGATATGTTTTTAGAAATTAAATCTTGAGGTTTAACTCTATCTACAGTATAATGTGCCTGTTTAGCAGAAAAATCTACTTGTTTTAATAAAGATGCGGGTGCATTTTGAGCAAAATTCTTATACGGCACAGTAGCTTCAAAAGAAACTACATTTTTATCTTTATCTGTTCCATACTGAGAAATTATTACATTTTTACCTGTTGAATCTAATCTTGTGTTTAATGGATTTTCACTATTTAGTGCCCCTACAGGAGTTGTAGATGCCATAGATGTAGCAATATCTCCTAATCTATTGAAATTTGCTTTATCTGTTGGTGTTATAGCCACCATCTGACTTTGAGGTAGTTTACCGTATAACTTATTTATGGAATTTAAATAGGATTGCGATTTTTTATAACTCGTGTTTAAATATTTTCCTATTGTAGCATCATCTCCACTAAGAGCATTATCACTCCATCCAAAAGTATCTTGAAGTTCATTATTTTGTGCATTTTCTAAAAAAGCTCTTGTTTTAGAGCCCTGTTTAGCTACAAATCTTGTAGTATCAGGAGAGTACGTTGAACCTACTCCACCTCCATATTTAGCAATGACTATTTGTGGATTTTCTCCTAAACTAACAGCTAACATTTTTAATGAATCCTGTTGCTTAGTTCCTGAATTTGCAGTTCCTCCTCTTAATGCGTCACTTGCATAATAAGACCTTTGGAGAGATTTTAAAACATCGGGATGGTCTTTAATATCTCCTATTTTATTTCCATTTTTATCAATTATATTTTTAGATATTAGCACGTCTCTTACAGAAGCTGCCATAGGTTTACCATTACTATACCATAACATCTTTGTATTAGGATTATCATAAAAAGCCTTTAACCCTTCTTTACTATTTATAGTGCTATCTACGTGCTCTGCTGTCCCTCTTTTAATTGCTTCTGCTCTACCTAAAAGGTACGTGTCTCTTCTACTTGCAGTATCTCTTATTTTATCTAGATAGTTTATTCTATTTCCTTCGGAATCTTCTCCAAAAACAACTTCTGAATTATTGTCCGCTTTTTTAATTACTGCTGTTTGAAATGCCTCTTGAACGCTTTTTCCTGCTTTAATTCCTGCTTTATATTCGTTTAATATTATATTTGCTTGGTCTCTTTGTGATTTAGTTCCATTGGTAGCAATAGATTCTAATTTAGATTTATATGCTGTTGAAGTGGCATCTAAATCTTCATTTAAAGTTTTTATAGTAGAATCAATTTCTTCCTCTTGTTTTATTGAACTTTCTGTAGGAGTTGCAATATCTGCCGTTATGAATGAAGAAGTTCCTTGGAGCTCTCCTGAATCTTTAGCTTTTGTATACTTAAACTTTTCTAATTCTAATTGATAGTTAGCTTCTGCTCTTTGTTCATAATTTTTTTTATAGTAATTATCGTCAATACCATATCCACTAACAAACTCTTCATACAGACTTCCAAATTTATTTGTCATACTATCTGCAAAATTTTCCTGTTCTAAAAATGTTGCAGCAAGGGGAATATTAGATAAAAGGGCTTTTTTATTAGTTTTTAAGTTTATTGCTTCCTGTTCTAGTTGTTTTAATTCTAGTTGATTCTGTTCTTTCTTTTTTGCAGGTATTTCTTTTTTATTTTCAACTTGCAATTCTAAAATTCTATTTGCGTTCTTTGTAATCTTGTCGTTTACAATATTTTCAGTATCTCCTAATATTCGTTGTGTATCCTTATATCCCCCTGTGTTTACCCAAGCATTAATTGAAAGCTGTTCTTGTGCTCCTCCTCTTAGCATTGAATATGCTATTTGTCTTATTTGAGTTGGATTTAAATTCTTTCTAGTTACTGTTTGTTTTCCTCCTTGCCCATCTAAATACTCTATCTTATCGTCTCCTGCTTTTGATTCCATAGTAGTTATGAAATCACTAGCTTCTTTCTCTAAATCTCTATAATTAGTATATTGATAACTTCCAATACTGTCTACTTTCTCTCCCTTTTCGTTATATCCTTTTATGTAATCAGAAAACCCAGCTTTTGTTACGGCGTAATTAAAATTCCCATTGTTGAACAAAGGGTCTCCTTTCTTTTGCTTTTCCGAGGCTTCTGCGTATGCATTTCTAATAGTTTGAGAGTTACTTATCTGAGAAACCGTGTAATCATCCAATGCTTCTCCTACTTGAGCCTTAATACTTCGTGTTACGTTTTTTGAAGATAAGTCTAACTTTCCACTAGCATTTACTGTAGAAAGAATATTTTGTATTTTTCCAGCAAATCTTGCTTTATCTTCCTCTCTGATAAGTAAGTTTTCTTGTTGCTTCATTGCTGCCAACGACTCATCAATTTGTGAAAGCCCCAAATCGAAGGAATTTTGTTTAGCCATCAGCACTTTACCCATAAAATCAACATCTATGGGGCTTTTAACCTCCCCAAAAACTTGTTGTAAGCTGTTATAATTTGCCATCGTATTCTTTTTTATACATTAGACTAGTTGTATTTATTCTCTTTCCCTTTAACATTCTCCCTAAATAACTATAATTAATTTTTAATTTCTCGGAAGTTTCTTTTAGACTTGAATAAACTTCTAATGTTTTTGTATCTATAACTTCTTTCCTTGTTAATTTTGTTACCCAAGGTTCTTGTGCTCCGTACTTTTCATAATCTTCTAAATACATATAAAAAGTTGGATTTTTAGTTTTAGAAGTTAAACACATATATTCTCTAATAGTATCTAATCTTAATCCTGTAATATCACAAACTTCCTCAGCCCAAGAGTAAACCTCCAATGTCTGTGTATTTATTACTTTTTTTGCAAAAAAACTATTTGCACCTTTTGGAGCATTTTTTTGTGCCTCCCTCATATTCTCCAAAGCTTGTGGTGTATGTTTTTTACCCATATTAGACTTTGATATTTTATCTCTATGAGCTTGTGTATGTTTTGTACCAAACATAGGGTGATTTTCTCCACTATTTCTTGCACTTATTGCATCTCTTTCTTCCTGTGTTTTTGCTTTTCCAAACCAATGGCAATTTTCTCCACTTTTAGCTTTACCCATCTTTTTTTTAGATTCTTCTGACATTATATACCCTAATACTCCTTCACCACCATCTGTAAGGTTTGCTAAAATTCCTGTTTTATTATTTATTCTTCCATAAAGGGCTATAAATTCAATCTCTTTCTGCTTTATAAATTCATAATCATCAGATTCTAAAAGTATTTCAACTTCATATTTTTCTTCTGTTTTATTGTATATTTTTTTCCATAGGTTACTTCTGTCTTTTTCAAATGCTCTCCTATATTCTGTACTAATTACCCCGTATCTTTTATTAGGTTTTGTACCTATGCCGATATAAAATGGTTCATTTTTGTCTAATCTTATGTGTCTGTATAAGTAGTATTTACCTGTATTTTCAATCATTCTTAAAGTATTGTTTTAAATGTAAAAAAGCTCCCTAAAGAACTAGAGAGCAAATTTACTTTTTTTATGTTAGATATCCAAATTAATTATTAATTACCTTTTTTGAAACGCCCACCATTCTTAGCTACTGCTTTTTTATTAGCTTTTTTCTCATCTGCCTTCATTTTAGCATATGCTTTTTCTAAGTTTTGTTTATATTGGTCTCCACTAAGTCCATCATAAGTTAAAGTTGGACTGTTGTAAAGTTCTAATCCCCTATCTGTAAGTTGATAATTGTCAGCAAGTTGATTGTATAAGTTAGCTTTATTTACAGCATTGAAGTTTTCTAAATCTACTTTTTGGTTATGTAAGAAATAGTTTCTTCTATCAGCATCTGTTATGGCTTGAGCTTTGTAGATTTTATTTTCGTAATCTGATAAATATCTGTTATTTATATCCTGCGCTTGATTTAATATTTGAGCGTTTTGATTGGCTGTAGCTGCATTAGACTGTAGATTTTGTGCTTGCACTTGACCCATTACTTTACTCAATTGGTCTTGAGTATTGGCTTGTATTTGTGCTATTGCGGCTGTTCTTTGCTCATCAGGCAGGTTTTGAATACTTTGTATCGCATTTTGTTCTGACCTTCTTATTTCTGCCACCATTGGGTCTGCTGTAATATTTTGATTCTCCATCAAGTTAGGTCTATACTCTAACTTCAAAGCTCCTTGCAGCGCATCTGGTGTTTGTGCATATTGATTAGGGAGTGCCATTAATCCTGTTCTTGCTCTTTGTGCGCTGTCTAAATTAGAGAATTTGTCTTCTTTTTGTGCGGAAGGTTGTGCTTGTTGTGGTGTATTGGCTTGTATTTGCTGTAAGAAGGGATTTACTACTGTTGGTGCTTGTATTGGAGCATTTACCATACCTGCTGGTGTTAGTGGTGCAAGTCCTACTACAGGTGCTCTCCAATCCCACTTATTGTCTGCAAAACCTTTTAATATAAAATTGTTATAATCTTCATTAAGCATTCCATTTTGTCCATCTCCTTGAGCATAAGACTCTCTTAATTTACTTTTTTCTTCGCTGGTATAATCAGCAGATGCTTTACTTGGAGAAATTCCTGAGTTTTTAAAAGCCCAAGGAGCATTCTTTTTAAGTAAATCTACGTGTTTTGCAGTTAATGCTTGATTACCTTTTTCAGGGTCGAAATAGTCTAAGACATCTTGTGGGTTATTTTTATTCATAAACCTCTGAATATCACCTTGATTGTTTTTACCTGTATACCCTAATCTTATAGCTTGTTTATAAAAATCATCATATCTTACAGTGTCTCCATCTTGGTACTCCACTTTTCCTCCACATTTATACTCATTAACAAGTTCATTAGCTCTTTCAGGAGAAATGCCGTGTTTTTTAGCGTACTTTACTATGATATCATTATTAAAAGTTCCCCCTTGTTGCATCATTCCTTGATTTTGTTCCTGTGGTTTACCTGCTTCTTGTGCTGCAAATAGTTGCTCAAACATATCGGCTTTTTCTTTATCAAGAGGCTCTTTTTTCTTTTCTAGTTCTGCAATTTCCTCTTGTAGTAAAGTGGTATTTAGTTTTACTGTATCTTTTGAACTTGGTCTGTCTACTAATAGTTTAGCTTGTACTTCTAACTTCTTAATTAGCTCTTCTTGCTCGTCAACTATTTTTTTAAGTCCTGATTTAACTGTCCATTTATCTAAAGCTTTAGCATATGTATCTTTAGTTGAAACTCCTAAGTCTTTTAGACTTTTGGCAAGGTCTTTATTTACTTTGAGGTGGTCTGATAAAATTTTTGAATTTTCTGGAAGCTGTTCTTCAGTTAGTTCTACACCTCCATCAGCGTGTGTTTTTCCTAAAACTTGTGTGATTTCTCCATCAGGTCTTTGAATCCATTCATTTTTCTCGACTTCGGCAACTACATCTTCATCTTCTACATCATCCTTTTCTGCCGTATATTCTCCTGTTAGAAGTTTGGGTAAACTTTTTTTTTTAATTCCACCCATTTCAAACTCTTCAGGAGGTGCTTGTTGTTCTTGTGGAGCTCCTCCTTGTAATTGTTGCATAATACCTTCAATTAATTGTATGGCTTGGTCTTCTGGGATACCCATTTCCACAAGTTGTTGTAATATTTGATTTGGGTCTACTCCACTAGAGATTGCTTCTGCCACTTGTTGCATTAGTTGTTGTTCTTGACCTCCTTGTTGCTCTTCTTGTGGAGGCATTTGTCCTGCCATTCCTCCCTCTTGATATTCTGCCACCATAGTATTTTTAGGCTTATTCAAGCCCTCCATATAAATTCTGTAGTTATTCATCCTTTTTAATTCATCATATCCTGAATCTGTTAAGTATTCATAATCCTGGTTTTCTATTTTAGCGTTTCTAGGGTCTGTATAATATACTTTTTGATATGTTCCTGGGGCAAGTTTATTATTATCTCTATAACCTTCTGTTGATACTTGTTGAATGTATTTTATAGGTCTTTGTGGTGCTTGCGGAGGAGCTGTTTGAGTTGAAAAATAAGATTGTGCAAATTCTGGAGTAAAGTTTGTTCCTGTTCCTCTATTTATATTTGATACATCATTAGGATTGATATTTGTATTTCCTGATTTTATATAACCTCCATCTTGCATAGATTGTGGGGCTGGTTTTAAACCTTCTCTGTATTTTTCCATAGCATCTTGCATTACATATTGCTCTCTTTTAGCATTCCCTGCTCCTGCAAAAGCATTTCTACCTAAGTTTGATAGTAAGTGTAGGCTATTTCCAACTATTCCTAAAGCATCTTTGTTTTGAATGCTTTCTCCTAGTCCATATGCTGAAGTTTGTGGGTCTCTTCCTAAATAAGGGTTGAAGAATTGAAACTTTTCATTAGACATAGGATTTCCTTGGTCATCTGTTAGATATCCTGAACCTGTTTCTGCTGCTAGAGGGTTTTGTGGTTGAGGTGCTAATACGTTTGATGGTTTGAAATTAGGGTCTAAATTGTATTGACCGTAACCTTGCATTTCTATGGGGTTATTTTGAGCTAGAGTTTGAGCATAGTTTTGAAACTGCTGTCCTTGTTGCTGTACAGGTTGAAATGGTGGTAAAGATGGCATAACTGCTTGTGCAGGTACTTGATAATTTGCTTGGAAACCTCCGTTTTGATGTTTTTGCTCGAATAATGAAAAAGCCACAGCATAAGCTTGTTTAGGCTCGTAATTTTCTTTTTGTATAAGATAGGCTGTTTTTTCATTTACCCATTCTTGCTTTGTTTGTTTTTTAATCCTCTTCATAATATATATTATCTTTAAATCTAAGTTTTCCGTAATGTAAATCTCTATGGCACATACAACAAAGTACTGCTAAATTTTCTAATTCATTATTTTCAGGATTTTTATCTATATGATGTATTTCTAGATTATACCCTGCTTTATCATATCCACAATTGTCACAAAACAATTTCCTTACTCTGCTAATATGCTTCTTTAATGTTCTTGTAGAATTTCGACCCCTCTTTAAAATATTAAGGGATTTACTGTGTCTTCTTCTGTCTTTTTCAGTTGTTGTTGTGAATTGGTAACACTCTGGGCTGCAAAATTTTCTATCTTGTCTGCTTTCTGATACGGTAAACTCTACTTTGCAATTTTGACAGCATTTTACTTGTGACTTATATTGAGTATGGTTTTGACACTCTCTACTACAAAACTTTGCATTTTCTACTCTATATCTAGGAACATAGAAAACTTTTCCACAGGCAATACATTTTATGTCTTCTCCTTTTTTAGCTTTACTCATTATTACTTTTAACTCGTTTCATATTATGCTTTGTATATATCTTTTAGAAAGTTTTCTTCTGCTTTTGTTAGTGGTATTTCTAAGGTATTATTACCTTTTAATTGGTATTCTTTTTCTGGTTGAAGTATTTGCTTATCTCCTTGGTCAGTTATGGCTAAGATAGGATGAGAAATATCCTTCATTGTAATTCTTGAAGAAGGTATAATCACGGGTTGATTAGGATACTCATACATTCCATTTGAACTTATTGGTATAGCTCCACCATCTTGAAACATTGTGGGTTTTTCTGGTTCTACATAAGCTACTCCCTGAGCCATTTGACTTAATAAGTCTTGCATAAAAGCTTCTTCTTGAGGATTTATTTTTGACGGTTTCGTTTCTTCGGCTAAATTAGGTGTTTCTTGCTGAGTTTCCAAATAACTTACTTGCTGTGTTTGTATTTCAGGTACTTGCATTGTTGGTAATGGTATTGCTTGTACTTGTGGGGCATTCATATATGGGGCAACTGAATTTTCATAGTTTGAATTTTGCCCGTAAAAAACATTAGCCAAACTTTCTACTTTCTTACTTTTCTGATTACCGTATGCACTTTTACCTTCTGCCGTTGGTAATGATGCCCACTCTTTAGATAGCTTAGATAAAGCTCCTATTAAGTTATTGTTTAAAACATCTGTTAGTGCTCCTCTGTTTTTTATAAGCTCTATTGCGGCTAAATCCTGAGATTCAGGATAAAAGTCTTTTAATCCTAATTTCTTTGAAACTCCATCCCAAGTTGAATTTAAAAACTGATATGCCCCCTCTGCCGAAGAGTAGTCTTTTATAGCAGGAATATATACTTTTTTTCCTGGTTTTTTACTTAAATCGTCAAACTGACTATATCCAACTCTTGTATTATATCCTCTATCTCCCGATGTTCCTTCTGCATAACGTATGGTTTTAAGCATAGCTTGCACACTAGGATTATTTAAAAGCTCTTTATTTTGAGTTAAAGGGTCTATTTTTTGCACTCCTTTTTGATATTGTTTTACTGTTGGCATTTTATTCGATGTTTTGATTTGATGCTACTAAATCTATGGTATATCTCAATAATGATGTTTCGTCTTGCTGTAATTGAATGTTAAACAAGTTAGCTTTCATTGTTTCTAAAACTGTTTTACCTCCGAATTTTACAACATCTGTATTCACTGTTTTTAAAATCTGATTTTTATCCCAAAACCATTGTGGATTATTAGTGTTATTTTTAATCAATCTATTATAGAAGTAATTTACAGAATAATCATTGTGGTTTCTAGATACTAAGACTTCTTGATAACTTCCATCTATTGCCGTTTTTGGGTATTGTGACACTAATGATATTTGCCCTGTATTATTTACAAGACGAAGATTTCCTGAATTGGCAAACTTAGACCATATATTTAGCTTGTTTAAAGGCTTATTTTCTATTTCTGACCAATCATATTCATTGTGGTATCTTCTTACGTCCATTTGCCATTTTATGTTCTTTAAAACAGTATTTCCATATTCTCTTTTTGGCGAAAATTCCATAAGAAAAGGATATTTAACTCCATAAAAAACTTGATAAGAACGATTGGTTAATAAATGACTCCACAGTCCGAATTCTTCGCTGCTATCATTTTTTCCTGTTTGGAAATAATTTTGGTAGTTTACGTAATAATTTGGTGTATATGAATACCACCCAATCCATTTCTGTTCTATAGGGGAGTATGCAATTGTCCAGCTCAAATCATCGAAGTATAGCGGGTCTGTAACTTCTATTGGTAGCAAATCATCTACTTGAATAGGCTCTTTTTCGTCTATACAAATACATAATCCTTCCACTCTTTCTTCTTCTGTACAGTTTGGGTCTTGTTGTATTGGTACACAATCTATTCCATTTATAATTGCATCAACCACTCCTTCACTAACTCCTACGCCAAGAGGAGCGAAATAGTAATTACCCCCTGTAACGGTAGCATAATTCTGCATTATATAAGTTACATTAGGTAATGGTGGAAGCATAATCGTTTGTTCTACTTCTGTTGTGAGATAGGAGAATATTTGAATCCCTTGTGAATTTGCTTGTGAAGCTAATAAATCAGAATTTATCCAATCTGAAGTTGTATATAAATCATCCAGTCCTGATGGTGGATTATCTGTAACTAAAACTATTGCTTTTGCGGTATTTGCCCTAAAAGTTCCGATTGTATTCCCTCCTAAATCTGTTCCTATCCTGTCTACAGTTGCTGTATTGTTCAAAACCGACTCTAAAGCCGTATCTGTAGGTTCTGGATAGTTAAACCCTCCTTCTGCAACAATTGTATTAATTTGAGCTAAAAAACTTGTTTCATTAGTTAAAGACATAGGCTCTAATATGTCAAATAACGCTTGTCCAACTAGCCTTCTATCTTTTACTGAAACTAATCCCAATCTGTAGTTTGTTCCAAAATTAGCTATAATAGCTGGAACTATATCTGTAGAAATTGCAGTTTTGATATTGTCAATGCTTGTTTGCTGTGAACCTGTTGCATCTAAAATAAATACAATGTCTACTCCTTCTTCACAAGTTAATTCTGCATTTTCACAAAGCCCTGTTTCTATATTTAATGTAAATCCTGCGTCACATACACTGCAAGGGTACTCCTTTTTACAAGTTTGTGTTTCAAAATCATAAGTGTAACCTTCTTCACAAACATCTATTTGTGGGTTTTCATTACAAAGAGTCTCGTTCATAAAAAAACCTTGACCCTCTACATATTCAATACAATTATTTTTTGGAATATAGTCTTTTTTGGTTATAAATACACGTCTAAAACGGCTATCGTATCCCATAGTGATGCCTACTCCATTTATGGCATTATCAGTATCAATATTCTCTTTATTTTTAATATTTGATTTTAATATTTTAAATGGTAAGTGCTCTTTAAACCAATTTCTCATTCCACTTGGTTTTCCTCCTATCATTGAGGATATTTCTTCCATTCCTCTACCTCCTGATGCAATTTGAACAACTTGTCCTCTTGGTGCATCTACGTGAAAATGTCCAAATTCACAGCTAACTGATTGAGTTGATTGTGTTCCTCCGTATCCTAAATCTGTTTCTGAATATACTAAAGGTCTTCTAGCAAAGGCTGTTAGTAAGTTCCTACTTTCAGGTCTTTTACCATCATCAATAGTCATATCTACAGTGTTGTGTAAAGCTGTAGTTTTTTCAAATCGGGCTAAAACTTGCTCGTTTTCTATAGTTCTAATATCTTTAAGTCCGCCATAAGAGGTTGGAAATTCTATGGAATCTAAAGGTCTAATTGTTAACCAAGGGTCTGATAGGTTGTTTTCAGAATTGTCAGGCAATGTCCACATTATCCCATTAGGTTTGTCACTTCTTTCATTAGAAGTTTTTTGACTGTAAATATCAGATAGTGTTCTGTAAGACATTGGAGTGATTGTCTTAGAATATATACTATTGTAAAAATAGTAGTTTGGAGTTATTATTTTTACATTTTTTTGTTGCGTCCATAGATTAATGTCTCCTATGTTTGGATAGAAGTCTTTGTCCAAAGTTGGCTCGGCTGTTCTATTCCAAGTATTTATGCGTGTCTCTGTCATAAATCTAGGAATTCCATAGTAATATAAGTAAAATTTAGAGGGAGATTTATAATAATTCCCAGCTCTATTTTCACAATCAAAGGCTAGTTCATAGTCTATGTTTGGAAACATCACACTTCCACTTTTTTCTTCTGTTAATACTTTATAGTCTACATAGAATTTTGGAGTCCTACCAATATTATTGTAGAATTTATAATTAAATGGGGTAAAATCTGCTAATCCAAAAGAAGTTGTTAGGAACAACGGTATTTTTCTTTTTAATGTGTGTGGAGCAATAAAAGTATCTCCTCCAAACACTGAAAGACAGCTACTTTGAGGATTTGATAAATCTCCTCTATATCCTGTTGATAGCCATTTTATAGAGTTTATTGTTCCATATTGGTTAGGGTTGTAGTTTACTAAAGATACATAAGGACTTGCAATATTTTTTTGTATTTCTTTACTTCTACCTGTTGCGCAATCATTGTTTTCAGATAAGTAAGTTATAGATGATGTACTGTTGTCAGAATTATTATTATCAAAAGTTTTATATTGTGTCGGGTAAGTGATTTCAAAAGTTCCTAAATCTAAATAAGTCGACCACTCTCTGTCTGTGTTATTTACGTTTACCCTTTCTTTTGTTACTTCATTATTAATGCTAAAATCTCCATTTTTAATTCTGATTCCTCTGTTTATTCCTCTTAATTGCTCCCCTTCTTCTTGGAGCAGTTGTAGGTAATTGTAATGTCCTTTACTGTAATAGTAGTAAGCAAAGTTTTCAGGTCTTCCTAGTTTTTCAAATGTTTCTAACCATTCATATCTATATCTTCCTACTTTGGAAACCACTGCTTCTATTGCTCCTAATAAGGCTATTGCACCTGCGGCGGCAAAAGCAGGTAAACCAAAACTTGCTCCTGTAGACCCCAATCCTCCAACAACCCAAACTTGTGCATTTGAAAGGGCTTGAGCTGATTCAATTGCTATCTCTGTTGCTACTTCTACTGAAGCTAGTACGGTTGCATAAGTTCTAGCTCTCTTACTTAAAATAACCCATTTTGCGTGGTCTTCTACTTGGTCAAACTGTCCTTTTGAAGCTCCAAAAGAATACCCTTGAACACTTAATTCCGAAGGTACGGTAACTGAATTATAATCTGTTTCTGGGCTATGAAAAGTGTATTTACTATTTGACGTTCCTAAAGAGTCTGAAGCATCTACATTTAATTTATCTTTACCTAAGTCATTATATGGGTAGTTTGAATAATGCCATTCTTTACCATCTTCAACGTATTTACGCATATCATATAGTAATCCTGAAGACACTACACTTCTTTCTAAAGAAATATCTCCTCTTAAAATTTCATAACTTTTAATTAAATCTCTTTTTTCTTGCGAAATTAAATTATTTTTTACAGCTATATCTAAAAAAGAGTTTATTAAATCTTCATCTATTGTAACCCCTAAAGGAAATATAGTGGCATCTAAGAAAGGTGCTTGTATGTTTTCATACATAAATGGACTCACCTTGTTGTCAGGGAATCTAAAATGTCTGATAGGCTGACAACTGAAATTTACTTCGTCTTTTAAAAGGTAATTTATAGCTGTTCCATCTGTAAAGGCATTTGCAAATTCTGTTCTATATTCTACGGGTATATCAGAAGGAGTTATTTTTAAAGTGGTAGAGTTAAAAGTTTCTTGATTATCGGGATAAGTTTCTCTTGACTCCCAATATCCAAATTTACCGTATTGAAATGGTATTGCTGTACATTGTTGAACTACAGGTTGATTAAAAGTACAAGTGGCTACATAGTCCACTCTCTTTTTAACTGTAATAGAGTCCCAAGTAACTTCTCTACTTGTAATTTCTATATTTCTTGATGTAACTGTATAAACTCCGTCTGTTGGTGTTACTATGTAATTTACATCTACAAGTACTATTTTATTATCAACAGCTAAAACATATTCTGTACTCCATCCATTTACAATTGTGGCTTGAGTTACCCCTAATGTATTTTTTAATATTAAATCTGCCCCAGACTTTTCAAAATAAATCATTCCTCCAGTACTCAAATCAACTATTTGGCTATAAATTGCAGCAGTGCTTGTGCACTTTTTAAATAGAGAAATTCTTACTTCTTGTGAGCCAGATATATTTATATTATCATTATAAGGGCTATCTTTTTGTTTAGACAGTTCTACTATATACTTATTTCTAGAATCAGATTTTATTTTAAACCATAGAGCCCCTTTATGGAGATTAGTTTCAAAACCTGTAAAGGCAGTGGTTGTTTTAGTTAATTGTAATAAATTTGAAAGAATTGTGCTGGCATAGTAATTGTTGAAAGACTGAGTATTATTATTTGGAGATACTGCTGATATTGTAGGTACTTCCTGAGCATATCCGCAATCTTCGTTTAGAAAATCAGAGTTTCTTTTTAGTACATTCAAAATTGACCAATCTGTTTCAAATGTTGTGTCATGCAGAGGTAAACCCGTAGCTGCATCTATCTGATATAAATACTCTTGAGCTGGAGGAGCTATTTTTTGATACTCACTTACAAAAGTTTTCTCTATTTCAGTAACTGTTTCGCCTATTATTGCTTGTACTAAATTACTTGTGCTTACTATTGTTGGTGCAGTACATTCTTCTCCATATAATCCTGTACCACACTCGTCAACATAAGTATCCGTCAAGTAGTCACAAATATCTGTATCTGTTAATGCTTCTGAACAAACTCCTTCTACGAGATTATCTTCAATGAATTCCTTTAAGTTGTTAAAGTATTCCTCTCCTGCTATTGTAAGTGTTCCACTAGGTATTGTAGCTACATTTTCAACATAGCAAGTTTTATTTATAGATTCTTCAACCTCTATAAAATTTGCTTCTCCATCATAGCAAGTCCCTTCAAATGAAGCATCATTATAATATTGCCATCTTTTAGTTCTATCTGTTGTATTGCAAGAGTTTATATTTTTAAGGATAGAATCTACATCTTTATTATCTCCTATTGCGGTTAAATCCTCTGCTACTACAGATACTAATTCTGCATCCGTAGCTTTCCTACCTATTAAAGGGAATACCGCTGTTTTATATCCGCCGTCTAATAAAAATCTAATCCCAAATGGAACTACTTCTCCTCTATTATACCCTAAAAACTTTGAAGAATTAATTCCATCTTCATATAAATTTTCGGGTGCAATATGTGACTGCCATTTTAAAAAGTTACCTAAAAAGTTTACTACAGGTTGTAAGTTAATTTCTTTTTGTAGTGTAAGGTCTCCTATTATTAAAGAGTTGCTTGCTTCTGTTAATAAAGAGGCTTTTTCTATATGAATATTTTCTACATATAAGTCAGAAAGAGATATTTCTTTTTTATTTTGGTCGCCGCTATAAATAACAGTTTTATCATTTATTTGATGCACTCCCTCAATAAACACTCTTGGTGCATATTGGCTTTCCAAAGTAGTTTGAATTACAGCTACTTTATAGTAGTGATAATTTTTATCTAAATTATCTACTTCAAGTTTTATAGAGTAGTTAGTTGGTATTCCTATTTCATTTTTAGTTTGAACTACATTATTTCTGTCAAAAATATGTATAGGTGGTGTTATAGAAGAGAATTCTGAAATTACATTTTCTTCTTTATCACAATAAGCTATTAGGAATTCATAAACTCCTAACTTTACATTTCCCCCTAGTTCAATTGATACAGGATTAAGTTCAGGAAGGTTATATTTTCTTATTAAGGGTAATTTTGAAGCATCTAAACAAGTTGGAGTTGTTTCATCTACTCCACAAACAATGTCTCCTGTAATTAAGTATCTAGCTAAATCATCTAAGACAATATATCTAGGTTCATTATAATTATCCGTAAAGTATATTGTCTTATTATTCTTTTCATTTTTAATTACCGTTTTTTTAATTGGGTAATTTATGTTGAAGTTAAATCCTAATTTTTTATCTGTGTGGCAAGCATCTGAAAGAAGTGTCTCATAAGTGTTTAAAGCCACTTGAGTTTGCTCTTCTAATGGTAATGCAAAATCATATACATTAGGACATTCACTGCAACTGCTTAACGGGTCTTCAATATTAGCATATTGTTGCAGCATTCTTATTTGCCCAAATTCTCCCTCTCCTGTTTGAGGATTAACTAAGAAAAAATAAGTTGTATTGGAAAAGTTATCAGGAGTGGCATTAATTACTTTAAATCCACTTTTAAACTTGGAAGAAAGTATATTTGACATCTCGTTAGTCAACATAAAAGTTCCCTCATCTACAGCATCAAAAAGACCATTTAGTAGGGTGGAGTACTCTCCTTCTCCCATTGCTAATGTGTCTCTATTTAATCCTTTTTGAAGTACGTTTACTTTAATATCTGGTTTTGACATTTTTATAAATCAAATTTACTTAATCTTCTTCTTTGTTTATTCTTAATATGTTTCCACCAATCTCCTCCTGTTACAGAACTAAATCTTACTTGTGCGGATGCAGAGGTTCTTGCTTTTTCAGCTTCTGCTTTATTGTATTGTAATTTTTGTATTACATTTGGGTCATCATCATTACTCCACAATAATTCAAATATTTTAGCTTTTCCTGAATACATTAAAAACTCATAAAGTCTTGCATTTGGGTCTTCTGGTAATATAATATCATCTGTTTCGTCTTCTGTTCTTAGTCCTTGATACCATATGCAAATAAATCCTTTACTAAAGTTAGTTTGTAAAGTGTTATTTATAATGTTTATTTCATATGGGCAAGATTTTACTTTTATGTTTTCACAGGCAAGATTTAGTTTAGACTTGTCAAATCCTTGTCTTAATTTTAAGATTGTTTGATGCCCATAATGTACATTTACTTTTTTATTCTCCTGTAGATATACTTTTTCTGTTATTTCTGTATATTCTCCATCGGTAAATTTACCTGATAAATTATCCCAAGTTCTTGAGGCTTCTTTTCTAACTCGGAAGAAGCTGTTTCCAAAATTCAATTCCTCTTGATAAATACCTTCTTCACAACTAAATCCTATAGGCTCTGTTTTTACTGCTTTGAATAATGCAAAAAAGTTTTCAGGTAATGTGGCTTGGCTATTTTTAATTTCAATAATTTTAGGATAAATGTCCATAACATTTCCTCCAAACCTTTTAAGTTCATTGATTAGGTGTAATCTTAAAGTAATTTCATCTATAAGTCCACTTTCTGCATAAGTGCTTAAGTCTGATTTTATGTCGGCTATAATGCTACTAATCGTTATCATCTATCTTTTCTGTTGCGAATGTTTGTGTTCTCCCGTATAAGTTTTGTAATACTGTAAAGGCTGTTTTGTACTTTTTTCCTGCCCGAAGTTGATTGCCCATTTTCATATTCACCATACCTTTGTGAAATGCTCTATCCATTGTCCATTGTTGCATTAGAGCATCTTTTCTTATAGGGATGAATGTTGGGAGATATAGATGCCCCATAGTATGAATATTTTTATAACCTCCTTTATTCACTTTCTTTCTTGGATGTTTAAATATGCAAAAATATCCAAACTTTTTTATAAATACTCCTGCTTCATTTTCAGTTATACTATTTGACATTCTTTTTAAAAACTTTTTCATAAAAGCTTGCCATTTTTTTCTATTCATTGGATTTTCTGTTCTGTTCTTGTAGTATTCATATCCTCTAACTGAAAGTGGGTCTTCTAAGTTTACATACTTATCTGTTTCTATAAACTTTGGGGCTATTTTTTTTAAATAAGCTTTTTGTCGTATTGAAAGTGCTCCTGCTATTCTTGTATGTCTAAATACTCTTTTAACCCGTTTTTCTACAGGGTATCTTGATTTTTTAGCCATTGCCGTTTAAATTTGGATTTACGTCTTCTTGTATTTGTTTTGTAATAGAAAGTTCTTTAATTGTTTCTTGAATAACTACTTCTAAAAGCTTGTCTGGACAAATAAATTCATAATCCCAAGCACTTTTACAATCTCCGTTTTTACATTCTGAAATGGTATATAAATCATATAAGTCTTGAGTTATAACTATCAAAGTTACAGATTGTACTTCACTATCGGGTAAATACAAATATCCGTCTTTTACGTAAAAGTAGTTTTCTTTCCTTTTTAAGGAGCGAGATTTGTTTAGCCTGTATTGTGCAGGTGTAATACTTATAAATGGAGTATTTTCATCTACAGATAACACTTCTTTCAAAGAGTGTCCGTATCTGCTATGAATTAATTCTGGTAATTTAAGTTTACTTCTCTGTAAGCTGTCACATCTTCTAAACTCTATTATTGGGCATTTCACTACATCTTCTGTAACCATTTCTATACAAGAAACTGTTTGATATAAATTTTGTTCTCTATGTAGAGATTTATCATTTAATTTTTGGGAAATTAAAAATTTAGCCTTACTTTCGGCTACAGATAGTACAAGTCTTCTACTCAATCTTCCGTCTTTGGAGTTTGATTTAAGTGTAGAGATTATTCGTGAAGCTACTTGAGAATTTAACATTTTACAAATTTAAGATTATTTTACTATTTATACAAAAAACTTACTTAATTGGTTTAATCTAAAAGGAGTGGAAAGATTACTCCAACCACTCCGCCAAGAAAATAGGAAAAACCAAGAACCTATTTAACATTGTGTAGTTTCATGTTCTCTTTCAAATATGTAACTCTGTATAATAGCATTTGTAGTAAAATCATTTACAGTAAATAGTATCTCACTATGTCGTGTTAGCGTTCCTCCATTTGAAGCTTCTATACCAAACTGATAAATCTCCATACTTGATATAACTTCGTCAACAATATTTGAATTTCGATATCCTACATTAGTATAATAATTTGCTCCTGTGTCGAAAGTACTTGTCATATTTATTTTTACAGGAACAGTTGTGTTTACTCTAATACTTATTGTGCCAAAACATAGGCTGTCAAAAACAGACTGTATCACTATATTTGGGGTAGATGGTGATATGTCATCACTTACAGTTCTATATATATTTCTTTTAAAATCTATCATAATTAAACTTTTGTATTTCCACCTAAATAGTATGAATTTGTAGCTAGTTCTTGACTTAGAAATGTTTGATAATATTGCCCTTTTATTTTTAATCCTGTAGGATTGTTTATAGTTGTTCCAGAAGCTACATAAGATACATCACCACTACCTTTTTGAGTGAAACCTACACCTATTTTTGAAACTAGTCCACTAGGAACTGTGATAGAAATTGCTGTTGCTCCGTTATCCACAATTATCTCATAATTATTGTCGGCATTTGTTAGGGTATAGTTTGTCCCTGTAAAATCTGCTGGATAAGTAATTACTTTTTGTAGATTTTGTATTTCTATTACGTACGGACTTCCTATTGTTCCTGCTCCACTTACAATTGTTGTTACGCCACTATTAATTGAAGCTCCTGTCGAAGATATTGTAAAATTAGGATATGTACCTGTTACTGTAGTCAGTCCACCTTGTGTAAGGGCTACTACTTGGTCTGGAGCAGTATTATTAAATGTTGTTCCTACTAAAGATATTGCAGTCCCTGCTGAATAAGTTGTATCTGTAGAGTTAACAACATATGGAGTTGCAATTGTTCCTGTTCCTGTTACAGATACATTATCTCCTGCTGTTACTTTTGTTTCTGAGCCATCGGGGATTACTGCTGCTGAAACTGTAATATCTATATCATTAGTCCCTTCAGTTATGTTTACTGAACTGTTAGAAGATTTAATTTTTCTAAGATTAAGTTGAGTGTTATCTCCAACTACCGTACTATCTTTATAAACTTGTGCTCCCGTTCCTATATTAGATACAGAATAAGTTTTTTGATTGGCTTCTATAAAAGTGTTTAAAGCTGCTTCATCTACAGATATGTTTATATCATTAGTATTTTCAGTTAGGTTTATTAAAGAGCTATCAGTTAATGTTCTAATCTTTTTTTCGCCGATTAAATTATCCCCTGCATAAATTTCAACTCCTGTACCTACGTTTCTAAGTCTTAGATAGTTTGCAAGCTCATCAAATTTTATACAAGCCCAAGATACAATATCACTTAAAGCATCTGAAAGTATTGTATTTTTTGCTACTACTGTAGTTGCTCCACACACTATGTCATCCTGATTAAAAGTGGAGCAATCAGTAGATAGTCCTAATATAGGACAATCACAGGTTGCTTGTTCTGACTGGCATTGATTACAGAGAGTTGTTGTTTCTGTACATCCTCCACAGTTATTTTGATTACAATTTTGACACATTGTTTATTTATTTTTTAATTATATATTCTTATTTCGAAAAATGTACTATTAAGTTCGTCATCATAGAAAGTGTTAGTTCCAGATTGATTTACAAATGTCCTTAATACTATTGTTGTTGTATTCTGAAAAGCTGCCGTAAAAATAGTTTCAACTGAACAACTACCTGTTATAATTGTTGTTTTTCCAGCAACATATCCGCTGGGCATAGTTCCTGTAAAATTTCCAGATGAATTTCTTGTAAACGTCACTGTTAAATTAGCCTCATTTTCAGCAATGTATGCAATTGGGTCGTTTGTCCCTGTTTGTGTTAATAATGCAACATAGCTTTTATATGGTAAAGGGCTTACCGTAGAGCTTACTATATAAGGGTTAACTGTTGTTCCAGAACCTGTTACAGTTATATTATCTCCTGCTTCTATTTTTGTTTCCGAGCCGTCTAGTCCAGATACTGTTGCATCTATGTCTTCTGTTGTGGCTTTTAAGTTTAGGAAAGCTAAATATATTGCTTGATTTATTTCTTGTTGTGAGGCATTCTCAGAAAGCCCCAGCTCGGTATAAATTGAACTGTCAAAAACGCAGGAAGCTGATTTTCGCTCTCCATTGCACTCGTCAATTTCAAAAAGCGGTACTACGTAATTATTGCAAGGTGTTGGCATAATTATTTATTTTTAAGGTGTACAAGATTTTGTTATTAAAGCTTGGAATAATTCTCCATAAGTGGTGATTTCATTTGAGCAAGCGTCTGTGAGGCACAATAAATCCAAACCCGAACCTGTTAATGGTGTATCAAAAATTGCTGTTGTTTTTAGTGTCTGTATTTCTTCCTTTAAAGCACAAATTTCTTCGCCTTGTTTTAAGAGTGCATTTTTTACAAATAGTTTTCCGCCTATGAGCACATAGTCTAAGCACTGCTCAATTAATTCGGTTAAGTCTGTTTGGTCTCTCAATTCTCCTACAAGAGTGTATAGTTCTGTTGTTGTTGCGTCTAAATCTGCGCAGTCTGTTATTTCTGAGAATTCTGGTAGAGTTGTCTCATAAGCAACACAAGTAGCTTGACTTACTTCTCCACAAGTGTATTTTATTTTATTATTCATTTTTTATTTATTTTTAGTTTTTTTTTTCGGCGAAAAAAGAATTAAGAACAGAGTTCCTCTAACAGATTTTTAAAACTTCTCCTTCAACTTCAATATTGTTTCTGTAACTTTTGTACTTCCTATATATATTGCAGCTATTGTTGTCCATTCTGTTCCTGTTAGCTTTGTTGTAAATAATGCTACTGTTGCTATTATAAATACTGTGAACGTTTTACTTATAGCTTTTCCGAAGTATTTGTCTATTATTTCTTGCCTACTCATTTTCTATAGTTTTTTCTAACTCTAATTCACTCAAAACATAATCGACTATTATGTTGTCATCCTCTGCCCATTTTAGGTATATTTCAGAAGGTATTTCTAAATTACCATCAGCAAGCTGAATGCCGTCTTTGTCGAATATTTGCCAATAACTTCCGCAAGTATCTTGGAATAATTCAATATTAATAGGTCTTACGTTAAATGAAACCCCTTCTTTTTTTGGTAGTCCAATTTGGACTGGTGCAA